TGATGACGAGCGGCCCAAGCCATAGCATGAAGGCGTCAAGGAGTGAGTAGTTCATGGGGTGGGAGGCTTTGGCATATACTTGTAATGCGTAGGATTGACCAGAACGCTTTCCGGCCCGTGGAAGCGACCGTTGTAACGGTAGCCCTCAAAGGCTTCATTGGGGTTAAAGGCGGGATCAAAGAGGATTAGGCCGTCTTGGTCAGCATCTTGGATTGTTTCAATAGGCATCCACTTCTCTTCATTTCCTGCTTGGCGCAGGTATTCAGCAACGGCGGCTTTAGCGGCTTCAATCTCGCCATGCTGCCAGTGGTCAGGCAAAGCCTCCCATACAAGCGACGTGAGGCGTGCTCTAGCAACCTTCTCCCAATCAATCGCAGGCTGTGTAGGCTCATTATGCCACTCTTGGGGCGGGTAGGGGATAGGAGGATCTGACGCGACCCGCTTAAGGTATTCAAGCTCTTCGGGCGTTGGTTCAGCCTTGATCATGGCGGCAACCGTTTTGTCATCAAATGTGATTTTCAAATTATCTGTCATCGCGTCAGAGTTCATGATTTTTCAGGCTGGGGTTGGTTGATCAGGGTAAAATTCACTTCGTCGTCCTGGCACCTTCTGCACGCGGGGTGTTTGCATCCGCAGTGATGCTGGTGCGCCATGTGGGAAAGGGCGTCCTTCAACGCATCATTTTGCAAGCTCAGTTCTTGAATGATGAGCCGCGCCTTGAGTGGAAGCTGGAGCCACTCAGGCCCGTTGATCGTAAAGCCTGTATCGGGGTCAACAACGGCGGCAATCTGAGGGTTCTCCAACTCCTTAACCCTGGCAATCAGAGCGGGCGCGGCGTTGCGGAGGGCGACGATTAAAGCGCGGTCCTCTTGGTAACAAATGCCGCCTTGGCTATTTGCATAGTTACTGGCAACATCGCCGCCTGATGCGTTGCCGATGCCGTTAGGATCATTTTTAGATTCCTCCCAAGGCCCCGGCGTTGCAGCCGCGAGCAGGGTTTCGAGGTTTTCGAGGTCGAGGGTGTTCATAGGCTGGCAAGTTTGTTGAGTTTGGCTTCCAGATCCTCAATGCGATTCCTGGCATCATGTGCGCCCATACGTGCTCCTTTGATGGATTCGCGTGCCATGACGGCAAGTTCCAGGGCGGAGTATTTGTCCACGGGATGACCGAGAATTGGAGCGAGAGCTTCGCGGATTTCGTCGAGAGTATCGACAAGGTGAATGTTTGCAGGGTGGTCCATAGAGTTATTGTGCGTTGAGTTTAGCGAGGGCAATGTCTGTTAAATCGCGGATTAAAAGGCGAGTGTGTTGTTGTGAATGAGCTTCACGAATTTGGCGGAGAATGTCGCGTACTTGATTTAACGCCTCCACCGGGTCAGCAATCCCCTGGCAGGCGTTGACGCATTGGACGGCGCGGGCAGCACGTTCTTTGCTTTGTGGGAGATGCAAAAAATCAGCAACATCGTTTTTGGAGCTATCCTCAATAAAACTTTTGGTTACATCCCAAATAGCCCACGGCTCCCCATAGCTGGCGGGTGTGTTAGTTTCGTTGTTCATAGATTCATCTTTTTTATCGGCGTTTTCAAAAACAAAATTGTATCCACGTTCACGCATTAAAGCGTTCAGTTCTTCTGCGGTTTTGCCATTAAAAACTTCCCGCATTTCATCAAGATGATCGGCTAAATTTATCACTTCCGCAGTCCTCCTAAGAATGCATCAAGTGGATTTGTTGGCATGTGCTTTTTAGCCATCTCTCGCAAGGCGTCTGCATTGGCTTTGCCTTGATCGTATCCGGCCTCGTAAGTCTGATTGAACAGCTTACGCAGGCCCGCCGCGCTCATGGTGACATTGCTGTCGCCGTTGAACGACGGGTTTTTGTCGGAGAAGATTTTCCAAAGGTCTGCTTTGTTCATAATCAAATAATCCTCAGCGTTTCTTGTTTCCCGTCCTTGTCCTGAAAAACGACTTTGCCACCCTGCTTCTGCACGCAAAGCACGGACTCATAGAGCCGCATAGCCTTGCGTATGGCGTCAATGAATGTGGCGTGTTTGCCGTCTCGCTGGATCGTGTCGAGCCATTTCTTTTCTGACGGCGTCACGTCCAGGCTGATGCGTGTTTTGTCTTTAGGATGGGGCATAATGGTTAGCGGCGATTTTGTTTCCAAAGCTCAAATGCAGCTTTTTGATTTTCTGGACTGCTACGTTCAAATAGCAGCTTAGAATAAGGTGCAAAGTTTAGGTATGCGTAAAACTGCACCCAATCTGGATCCGGCTCAGGAATGGCCTCGATTGCAGCCCGCAGATAGTCGCGGTTCACGTTTGTTGCTGGATAGCCATCGGCTATTTGTGCGGCTTTAGCAGCCTGCACTGCCATTTCCAAATGTTCGTCTGATATTTTCATAATCGTCGTTCGTCTCCTTATCTTGCACGTTTTATGTGGGTTGGCAAGGGATTGTTTTCCTTTTTACTCGCTCAGTAATTGGCACGTTTGGAGCCGTTGCACTTTTGTTGAGAATGAATGAAAGTGTGCCGCGTGAACTGATGGCGAAATGAGCCAATGTCGCTTTAAATCCGTGCTCCTTGTAAAACTCCACCACAGCAGAATGATCGTGCTTTACAATGCTCCTAGAGGCATTAAAACCGCATCTTTGGCGGCATTCCTTTGAGCGGTCCATCATGTTCTGAGACTGAGTGCCCAAGGCAATGTTTGAAGCCGCGTTGTTCAGCGGGTTTCCGTCCAAGTGGCGACATACGATTCCCTCTTGGTAGATTGCGTCTCCAAAAGACTGAAACGCTTGCAGCCGATGCGTTCGGATGGTCAGCCGATTGCACTTTGGGCCAAACGTAAAGCGATTATAGCCGTCTCGCGTGCATTGCTGTGGAACAATCCGGTTTTGTGGCCTCGTTACAGTCAAGCCATCCTCACTCACTCGATAACCGAGTTTTGCGGCTTGTTTTTCGGGGTGTAGTCTGTTCTTCATAAGCTAATTCAAACTTGGTGGATGGGCATGGGACCTCGTGGAAAGCCGTCCTGCTGTATTAGCAGGATAGGCTTCTTCCAAACGTATCGTTTCAAACTTGGAGCCATGAACACGAAACCGCATGTAGGATTTACTGTTTGTCGTCGGTAAGCCTGACTAGGCAATCTCTCAGCATTGATCCTCGATGTGCTTTAACGGAAGCCAAAGCCGCTGTGATGGGCGGTAATGACCTCGGCAAAGGGAACTCTCAATAGCCGAGTTAGCTATCTCCAAACCTCCGTTAGCACTGCGCCTGCCAGACTGCGGTGGACAGTCCGGCACGTTTTCTTGCCGATACCGCAAAGAACTGATCTGCGCGGTGAATCCCGGTGAACCTACTGGCGAGCTACTTGGCTCCGTTCGGTATTCAGAGGATGGTTTGTGCCGATATGAAAACGGTAGGCAAGCCGTGAGTTGAGTGAGTCGAATAGGCAAAAACAAAAAAGCCGACTTGTGCAAGAAGTCGGCTTAGTTGCTGGTTTGCAAGTAAACGCGGATCACTCCTTGCACGAGCAAACCATTGGATATGCCCCAATTCTGCCCCATCGCGCGAAATGTGCAAGAGGAAATCGCATGCCGCATGAAATTCCCTCAGTGCTCTATGTCACAAACTCACGAAAAACGCCCTTTTTTCGTGAGGCAGAAAAATTAGGCTATGGCCAAAAGCCTAATTTCTGCCCTGCAACTTTGCTATTGCGTCTCAATAGGCGTGGCTGTAATGTGGCTCTCAATTATGGCTTACAATCTCAACACCATGACGAACACCCGCGAATCGGGGACGTATTACGCCGGAAAGAACAAGGCGGATCAGGCTTACGGCAAGGTGCTTTCAGCGCAGACGCCAATGAGCACGCCGGGCATGGTGGGGGCAGGAGGGCTGACAAACGCCGCTTCTATTCGCCAGCAGCAAAACACCGCAGCTTTGCAGGCCAAACAGAAAGCGGGATTGCAGAACAACCCGATTGAGCAAGCCGCCCTAGCTGCCGCCGAATCTGACTTACAAGACGAAATGGCAGCCGAGAATCAAGCCCAAGCGGCCAGAACGTTCTCTTTTGCGCAGCAGATGGCCAATCGCCCCAAGACTCCAGGTGGAAGCGTCCGACGCGGTGCTGACATAATGAGCATCGGTCAGGCGACAGGCTCAGGGCTTGCTAAGGCTAACATGGAAGGCAGGCGCAAAGCACGCCTCGGTGCTGCATCCGCTCAGGCCAAGCTCCAGACTGCGATGTTGCAACGCGAAAATCAACAGCGTCTTGGCTGATAGCCTACCTGTTACCCTAACCTTACCCTACTAGATACCCTATTATGGCCGCAATGATCGAAGGCAAGCCCGCCTCAGAATTCTTCAAAGACGCCGCTCAACGGCAGAAGCGGTCTAATGCGTATGCAACTTACACGCCGCCAGAGCCAAAGAAAGAGGAGCGAAAAGAGGGTAAGATTCCTGAAATCAAAGCCGCTTCTCCGGCTCCAATGCGTAGCGAGCCAGCAAAGGCTGTCGCGCCCATGAAGGAGGCCCCAAAGCCTACGCAATCCGCTAAACCTGTTCCAGCCAAACCCGCAGAACCGCCAAAGAACGCCCGCCAGCTATTGCTTGAGCGCACTTACAAGGAAGCGCAGGAAATCAGCAAGGCCGCGAAAGAGCGTCAGACAGCACTGGCAAAGAAGGCCACGGACAATGAGGCCGCTCGCCAGCGCAATATTGCCGCCGCTAAAGAAGAAGTGAGGCAAGCTAAACCGACCCTTATCAAAGCAGGCGACGCCACAATCAAAGCCGTAGGCGACACCGCAGCAGGTATCTCGGAGTCTATCGGTTCTGCCGCATCTTCCCTTAGCGACCTCACAAAACGCTTTGTTGTTGGTGATTCTGAACAAAAGAAACGTGCGCGTGAACGCCTTCGCAAAGCCCAGGAACTTTAATCTATCTCCCATTTATGGCACGCTACGACGCAGACGGTTACAGAGCAGACGGACGCAAACGCATCTCCGGTTACAGCCGTGAGATCCAAGGTGGGGTTGATGAAGCCCGCGCCCGCAGTGATGCACGCCGTGAATCCAAATACACCAACCGCTTGCCGGATCGTGGCGTTGCTGGCCAGATTGCAGCGCAGCCCGCTATGCGCCAAGTCTCCACAGGCAGGCAGGGTGTTGTGGTTCCTTCATACGGCGGAGGCACTAAAACAGTCATGCCGCAAGCTAAAGCCATTCCCCGCGCTGAACTGCCGCCAACCATTCAAAGGCCCGCAGAACAAGCCGCATCACTTGACGCGGGTAAGCGCATGGTCGAAAAGATGGCCCCCTCTGCGGAAATCATGTCTGGCCTTAACGATTTGATGACTGGCAAAGGACGGAAACGGCGCACAAGCAAAGTCATGCGCCCGATGGAGTAATAACGCCCGCAAATCCTTCCAATGGCATCACTCGACAGCCTCCTTACCAATCCCACGCGTTTACGCCAATATGCCACCCGTGACCCTCGCGTCGCGCCGGAACAGCAGTTGGCGCGTGTTGGGATTAGCTTGAACGCAGCCAATCAGGCGGCAAGCGGGGGCACTGGAAGGCCAACGGGAGGCCCTGCGCCACGCCGAGGCTCTACGCGCTCTAGCGGTTCTGGCCTCAACAGCCTCATGTCTCGCTATGATAAAGCGTATGACAAGGAAACACAGCAGGCAGCCAAAGCCGAAGCTAAAGCCATTGAAGATGCCACAGCTACCGCCGGAGAAGTCATCACAGCCATCGAGACGCCAACGGGCATCTTACCTGCTCAGGGGCCTAGCGGTTCGCCTTATCTTGTTCGCAAACCGGGCAGTTCGACTACTTTACAAGATCCTGTAAGCGGTGAAGAACTTGTGCCGGATGTGACCAGCCCAACTGGCCTGAAAAGCATCACGGCAGAAAAGGCCAAGGTGGAAGCTGATAAAGCCACGCTCCGCAGCCGCAAGGAAACCGCCAAGATTTACGAAGGCGTTCAGAAGGACATCGCCAAAGAACAGGAAGCCGCCCGTGATGAGGTTATTGGTGAAAAAACAAACCAGTATCTGCGTCAAGGCCGGAAATATTACCTTGATCGCGTTACTAAAGAACCGATTCCGCTGCAATCCGACGAGGAATTCGAGTCTGAGCAGCAGAAGAAGATGGCTAAACTTGCCGAAGAAAGCCGCGCCAAGCAGCTTAAACGCAAGGTGGCGAATCTGCGCATTGATGAGGATACCATTCAGCTTGAGCGCAAGCCGCCGACGGATTCCGAGTATAGCAAACTCAAAGAGGAGCGCGACACCACGCTTGAAATCCTCACTTCACAGGGCCTCACGCCTGATGAGGAAGGGCTTTCCAAGCTCGCTGGCATTGAAGGCGGGGCAGAAATTGCCAACAAGTTCAAAGACGTGCAATTCCGGCTCAAGGCTGCGGATGAAGCGCGTTATGAGCTTGATTCGATCAAGCGCAAGCGTTTGGACATCGAACGCCAACTTGCCAATCCTGACGAATGGGAAGCTGAACAGCAGAACGTGCTACAAAACGGCACGGAAGCCGATCTTGACGAGCGCATTAAGCGCGACCAGGAAGTCGCCGCCGATCTTGACGAGACAATCAAGGTTGAATCTGCGCCTATCATCGAGCGTGATGCCCAGCTACAGGCTGAATTAGACGCTGCTGATACAGACTTGCAGAACGCTCTGACTGGTGATGAGCGTATTGCAGCCCAGCGTAAGCGCGACAACGTGCTGGCGCGGATGTCTGCATGGGAAGGTGAAGCTGCCGAGGCTAAAGCGTCTCTAAACGAGTCCGTTAAGCTGCGTGACCAGCGTATCAACAATGCCACGGCGGCCCAAGAAGTTCGGCAGACAAAGACTATTGCAGACCGGAAGAACGCTATTGGCGAGATTGCCAAGACGCCTTTCCTTGCGCCCGTTGCAGCCAAAATCCAGGCTCTCGACGAGGAAGAAGCTAACCGCATTGCTGGCATTGCCAATCTTCCGCCAGAAGAGCAGGAAAACGCTAAGGCGATCGTTGCCGACGACATGACGAAAAAGCGTGCTGCCGTTGACCAGGAATTGAAATACGCCGCTCAAACGATGGACGCCAATTTGCGCGGCCTGTATGAGAAATACGGACGCTCCACCCGCTCCGAAAACTGGCTTACTGAGAATGATCCTCAAAATGAGGGGCTTTTGTTTAACCTGATGCAGGATGCCAAGAAAGTTGGCCTCACTGAGCCGCAGGTAAGGCAGGCAATGGAGTATTCCGCCGCGCTTGACTGGTCTAATCCGCGCAAGCTGGAAGGACAAGGCCGCAAGGAAGTCTTTGAAGATGTGCGTAAGCTGCCAGACGGAAAAATCACCGTCAATCCGCGCTACTATCTTGACGAGGAAGAATACAAGAAGGTGGTAGAGAAAGCGGACGCCACGCCAGAAGCAAAAGCAAACGCTCTCGCTATCCGTCGTGAAGTTGCCGCGCCCTTGGCTGCACGCGCCTTGTCTGAACTGATGGAAGATCCTCAAATGGGCAAATGGGTGCAGGAAAACACTAAAGGCACGCCGCTTGAACGTCTTGAGCAGTTTAACGCCAAACTCAAAGAAGGCGGGGCACTTGGCGCAGCTTACAACGCATTTCGTTCCGGTTCCGGCAGTCTTGCATCCAGCCTCCTTGGTGGATATGCAGCCGTTACAGGCAATGAAACCGCCACGGATGCCGCTCAATACTACGCCCAGCATGCGCAAGCCTACGGAATGGCCCAGGAAGCCGCAGGCAAAGGCACGGGCACGCTTGGCCGATTCGCGGGTAAGGTTGTTGGCGCTGCCCCTAGCCTGATTCCAGCCGTTGCCATTGGCCTTGCGTCCGGTGGCCTTGGTCTTGGCACGTCTGCTTCACTTGTTACATCTTCCCTTGCGTCTGGCGTTCAAAGCATGGGCGGCACGTATTTGGATGCTTACGAAGCGTTCAAGGATAAGGGATATTCCGACTCCGAAGCTCGTTCTAAAGCTTTGGCTCCTGCTATTGCTTCCGGCCTCATCACTTCGACTCTAACTCAGTTAGGCGGGGCGCGAGGTGTAGAAAGCATCTTTAAAGCGGCCACTCCCGAAACCGTGAAAGCCGGATTAAAGGCCACGCTTGCCAACATTGCCACCAACGCAAGCGAGGAAGCTTTGGAAGAGTTCAGCGACCAAGCTTTGCAGGGATTGCTTGCCTCCGCTACTTACGCGCCAGAAAAGCCCATCACACAGGCTTTGAACGAGGCTATCGAGGCTGGTCTTATCGGCATGGCTCTTGGTGGTGGCGTCGCTGCCGTGAAAGGCACAGGTGGAGCCGCTCCAGCAACAGGCGAGACTCAGACTCCGCCCGCTACGCCAGCTCCCGAAGTGCCAGCCGCAGAAGGCGAAACTGCCGCGCCTACCGAGGTGCTGCCTGAGGTGCAAGCTTCAATCGAAAACATCATCAAGAACTTTGCGCCGGACGTAAATACGCTTCCGCAGGCTATTCGCGCCACGGCTAAGACTCGCGGTGTTGCGAAAACGTCTCAAGATGCCGCAAGAGCTATTGTTGCCGTGGCTCAAGGGCAGGACCTTAACACGCTGCCTAGCGGCCTACTGGAATCCGTTGGCCTTGCTCGCACAGCTAAGGGCACTATCGAAGCCAAAGACAAAAAGATTGCGCCTTTGATCGAGTTTGAAAAGGGTCAAGCCGTCATTCGTGATGAAGCCGTTGAATGGCTGGAACAAAACGGGCAAGACTTGCTGCGCGCTCAAATCGGCAAGACCGAGACTGAACGCCGCGCCGAAATCAACACGCCGAAGCCCGCTAAAGCCGAGGTAACGCCAGAGCCGCAACCAGAACCCACGCCAACAAGTGAGCCGACCCCTACGCCATCGCCAGCGCAACCAGAGGCAGCACCGACTGCCGAAGTTGCACCCAAGGCTAAGAAAACGGTAAAGGAAGCCGCGCCAAAAAAGACGACGCTCTTGATTGGCAAAGGGCGCGCTGGTCCATCGGTTAAAGCTCAGTTTGCCTCCGAAGTGGATGCCGACGCTTTTTCATACGAGGGCGCAAACAAAAATCTGACGACTGGCCGCAACCTTTCCGCCGCAGATCAAACGCGCTTTGCCAAGCGTGCAGCCGATGTGCTGGCTAAGGTGCAAAAAGAAACTGGCATTCCAGAAGCTGAGCTTCGTCCTATCCTGGCCGATTACAGCAAGGCAGTCCGTGAACAGGCTAAAGCCGCTAAACCCGGTGAGTCTATCACGGCTTCGACGCTGCAAGAGTTCATCGCATCAAAAACCCTCCCCCCGGCGAGCCAAGCACAGGAGGAGGGTAGCGCAGGTATTGTGACACAAGCGGGTGAGGGGTCGATCTCTCCCGTTACCGAAAGTAGTGTGACACCTGCGGAAAACGTGTCAAGTCCTGTTATTGAGACTAAGCCTCAAGATGACGGCAAACCTTCCGGCAAAGCTGCGGTTGCTCTTGGCGTCACCAAAGACGGCAAAATCATGCGTGACGGGTATGTCGCGGCATCCGTTGCAGACCTTTCTAAAGACGAGCATAAGCGTCTTGTTGCCGCTTCTAAGGCTCTTGTGGACACACTGAGCAAAGCTGAAAAAATCAAGGGCGTGCGTATTGTCATTACCGATGATCCGAATGTTGAAACAGCGGCAGCAAACGAGGATGGCGACATTCTTATTAACCCGCGCCTTACTGCGCTCAACATCGCCAAGGCAGCCAAAGACATCAACCGCACGCCAAAAGACTTGGTGATTCATGAGCTTATCCATGAGCTTGCGGCCCAGCGTCTCCCGCGCACGTATTACACGGCACTTTGGATCAACCTGCCAGAGGCGACGAAAGAGGCGAGTTTGAACGAATATTTCCGAGGCGTGAAACCCGAAGATCGCGGCAAGATTTCAGCCCATAATGCAGGGGCGGAGTTCTTTGCGCAGATTATCGAAGCGCGTCTCAAGGGCGAGCTTGCAAGCCAAGTTTGGGATTCCCCCACGCTGACTGAGCAAGTGTTGACCATGCTGCGTGAATACATCGCGGCTTTGCGTGACCTTGCGGGACTCATCACTGATCCAGAGATTCGCGGTTACGTGAACAACGCGGCGGATGCGGTGGAATCGGATGTTCGGGCGGCTTTGAAAGAGGCTGGTATTGAAGAGGATTTCCTTGGTGCTCCACCGATTACACAATCATTTCCGCTACGTCCTACCATTTCCAATCAAGACGCAGAGGAAGTAATTGCTAGTAGGCTTTATGCGCCAGACGCAGCAACCCCTTCTCCAATCGGGCCAGAATCCGACATTGAAGCTCCTAGCGATGCTGCCGACCAAGAAAACGTGCGGCAGACGCTAGAAGATATGGAAGCCTACGAGGACTTGCGCAACGATGCAGCAGCCATGAAAGCGTTGCAGAAGCAAGTGCTTGCCCAGGGTGCGGGCGAGATGACGCCAGATCCAAAGAATCGCGCTTTGATGGGACTAACGCCTGAAACTAGAGCGGCACAACAAGCCGCGCTTGTGGCTCAGACTATTAACGGTATCGAGATTCAGCGTCATGCGGATGTGTTTGCGCGGGCGCGTGAAGCGGTGGCGACCAATCGTGCAGCCGTAGAAAAGCAGTTGTTCGACAAGATCGAAGCTGACGCTCTTTTTGATGCCGATGACATTGCAATGGCGCAGCAAATCACGGAAAGAATGCAGCGTGAAATAACGCTCAATCCCGACGATGCCGCGCTCTACAATCGTTATCTGACGCTGACGAACTATTGGGCAGACAATAAGACGAACGTAGCCCGCTCCCTTGCTATCATGCGTGACCCGCAGCAGACGCCGCTTGAGCGTATGCGGCAGTCTATCGCAGTTGTCGGCATCCCGCCTTTAAAGGTGCGTATGCAGATTCGTGCTGCATGGACGCCAAGACAAAAGGCGGCGGAGATTGCAGCCCTTGAGAAGCAAATTGCTAACATCGAGAACGATGCGCAGGTGAAGCTGTTGGATGTGGAATCTGAAAAACAGCAGACCATCGCAAAAATGAAAGCAGAGCTTGATGCGGCTATTGCAGCCGTTGAAGCACGCCCTAGTAAAGACGAAATTCTCGCCTCTTACATCGAAGAAAACAAGCGTCTCCAAGCCGAAGTGCTGAAAAGCATGAACTTGTCTAATGACGACGTGATGCTGAATCCAGAAGATCGTTACGCAGTGCGTCAGGCGATGATGGAATCTGATGGCGTTAAGGCGGCAATGGCTAAGTTCAGCCCTGAACAGAAAGCAGCCGTCAACCTTGCTCTCAACGGTTATTCTGACGTGGAAATCTCCAAGCGCACAGGATTTAAGCCGGAAGAGGTTGCTAAGGTGGCCGAAAACTTCCGTCAGAACATCTTGAAGCCTGCGATTGCAGCCGAGGTGAAGAAAGGGCGCACGTTTGCATTACTGCTTGAAAGCGGTTTGAACAAGATTCGCCAGTTGCTTCGCGCTCCTGCCGTTGACCAGTTCGGCAACCTTGTCGGCACGGGTGAAATTAACACGCCAAACGCTGCCGCAATCGCTGCGGAGATTGACCGCATCTTAGACTTTACGATGCAGCCAGCCCGCCGCCGCAATCGGCCAAACTCGCTAGTTGCCAAGGTGGTTCAGCTTCCAAACGGGCAAAAGGTGCGAATGTTCATTCCGTTTGATCCTGATGACGCTCGCGCCTTTTATCGCTACGCCCGCGAGATGTCAACCCGTGATGCATCCGCCTTCGATAAGGTGTATGAATACTGGATTAACGGCATTCTTTCCGGCCCACAGACGCAGGTGGCTAACATCGCTGGCAACGCTTTACAAATCGCGTGGAACTACACCGCCCAGCGTAGCGCAGAAGCCCTGCTGAACATTGCTTACCGCGACCCGAAAGGCGCAAAGCTTGGCGAGTTCCCACACGTATTTAAAGCGTTTTATCAGTCAGTGGTTCCGGCGTGGGATCAGGCTAAACTGGCATGGGATACCGAAGCGGATAACACCCGCACGGAATACCTGAATGAGCCACTTACCGCTGATTTCAAAGACTCCAATCTTGATAAAGTGGGAGGGCAGCGTTCATCCATCCAAGGCACTAAAGGGCGCATCATTCGCATTCCTGGCCGTGCTCTCCGGTTCTTTGACTCCCTTTTCAAAACGGGCGTTTTACATGCCGAGGCTGCCGCTATAGCTTATCGTCAAGGGCGTGATCTTGGATTGAGCGGCCCGGCTCTTGAGGCGCACATGGCTACGCGCCTTGCCCAAAAAGGCAACACCGTTTGGCAGGAAGCTATGACTGTTGCCGATGATCTTCTTTTTCAATCGGACAACTGGGCAACTCAAATTGCCGATGATTTTGTTAAGCGCAAAAGCCGCGTTGACTCTCTCGAAAAAGCTAAAGCAGAAGCTGAGGCTAAGGGTGATTCTGATGCCGTGAACAAGATCCAGAAACAGATGGCCAGCGCGAAATTTGTTGCGTCCATCATGCGCTTTCTGTTTCCGTTCACTCGCACGCCAACCAATATCTTGCGCGTGGGCGTAAGAAAAGCGGGCGGTTCTGCTATCTCTGGCCTGTTCGGAGTCGCTAATGGTTTTTACCAGATGCGCAACGGTAAGCCTTGGCTCGACACAGTGGATGCCAAAGGCAACAAAATTACAGGCAGTTACAACAAGGCTGCGCAGGTTAAAGACTTGTCCGAGACGTTCTTGGCCGGGATGGCATGGGCGACGTTGGCAGGCATGGCAGAGGGAGACGATGACGACGACAAGAAGATGATTCTTATCATCGGCAACCGTCCTTATGGCGCGGCATCCGCAGGTGAAAAAGCCGAAGTCATGCGCAAGTATGGCGGGACACAGGTTGTCATTTTCCGCAATTCGGCAGGTGATGAAATCGCACGTTTTAACTATGGGCGGTATGAACCGTTTGCCACGGCGGCTGGCGTCATTGTGGACACACTTCGAGAAATCAAGCAGGCTGGCAAAACAGAAGGCGGCGTAGATGCCGCTAAACTGGCCGGAAGCGTTGGAGCGCATCTTATTGCCCAGGCTGAATCCAAATCGTTCCTGCAAGGCTTGGCTGGCATTGCTCGCACGGTTGAGCAAGTCAGAGCGGGTCAATACGAGCCGGGTCCGGCATTGGGCAAGTCTGTCATTTCAGGAATTGTTCCTAACTTGATTCGTCAGTCCATGCGCAACATTGACGACTACCAGCGTGATTTCAAATCGGCTGGCTGGCTGCATGAGGCATTCCCAACGGGTGACTTTGCAGAGCCTGTTATCGGCCCAGGCGGACAGCCTGTGAAGAAAGGCGGCAACCCGCTATCCCGCCTGCTTGTGCAAGTTCCGAACGCGCCTAGCAAAAAGACTGCTGAGGCCACTATCCAGCGTTACAATCTTCGCAATCCTGGCAACCGCATCGAACGGCAGCCGCTGACATCCGCGCAGTTGTTTGCTTATGGGGCAGATGGCAAGACCAAGATTCCAGTGACAGACGCCAAGGATAAACGCGCCTTTACTGAGCTTTATGAGCGCATTTACGAACAGAAGATTCGCCAAGGCATCGCTGCAAATCCGACAATCAACCTGCCAAAACCACCGCTTAAAGCCGTGTCGAGGCTAGAAGAAATCAACTCCGCCGCACTAAAAGAGACACGGGAGAGATTTTTACGCACTAAGTTGGTGCAACGGAGTCTCAACAGTGCTAAATAACGATCATCTTGCCCATGTCTGAACAATTCCAGCGCATTGTTGCCTCCCTGCTAGAGTTTGGCTCTACGTCAGAGGAGAACGACTTTTGTATGCATGTCATCCGCGAGATTGACTTTCAGCGGCAAAATATGGGATGGGAGAAGGATTCTTGCTACCGCCCCGGCACGTTTTTGCACAAGCTCGACATTGCGCAGCGGAAGTATGAGCAGGACTTTGATTACCGCGCCACGGTTGACCCTCTTTTTGCAGAGTCAAACATTGCGCTTAACCCAATCCTTACGCAGGTAAACCAGCATTCAGACAAGCTGGGCAATGATCTTTTGAGCACTCCGGCCTTTTTCACGGCCAAGCCTCAAGGCGCAGAAGATGCCACGGATGCAATCAACATCCTCAAAGACAGGCTGATTTACCGCTCCAAAAAGATCAACCTTCACGAAGTCGGCAAAGCGGCAGCCAAAGGCGCATTCATTCGCGGGCAAGAAATCGTGATGACTTGTTACTCTCAGAACGCCTTTTTGCGTCCGACTGAGGTCAAGGTTATCAAGGTGGATGGCAAAGTGGTGAAAGACTCGCTTGGCGTTCCGGTATTGGATGCCGATGTGTGGATTAACGATCCTGCCAATCCAGAGGTTCTAATCCTTGAGCGCGAGATTGACTTTCCGAACAAAGTTAGGCTGCCTGCCGATGCCGTGATGCAGACAGGCAACTCAAAAGTTGTCTTGCAGCAAGTAAAAAATGATCCAGGCGCAGACGTAAAGGTGATTCACTACGGCGACTTTTTCACCGTGCTAAATGCCGAGAGCCTAGAGGCATCTTATCTCAACGGCCACGCCTTCCGCTCTAACGTTGGTGATTTACTTCTCCAGTTTCCAGAGGAAAGCCTTCTGCCCGCTGCCAAAGAATACAAGGAGCTAGACCGACTTGGCCAGTTGCCGCTTTCTAACGTCTTAGATTACACCGTCGAAGCGGATGCCCCACGCAAACGCGACGGCGAGACAGACGACGTTGCAATGAACAACGCAGACGGTGGACAGATCGCGGGCAAGTTCAAACGCCGCTCTTTCTACTATGGCGTAATTCGCTACGATGCCGACAAAGACGGGCATGCAGAGGATATTTACTTTATCATTGACGCCGCTGCCAAGCGCGTCCTGCACTACGAATACGCATCTTTGATGTTCCCTTGGAATAAGGCCATTCACCCTATTCCTTACACCTGCGTCCGCATTTGGCCAAAGCTTCACCGCTGGACTGGCACAGGCATGTATGACCTGCTAGAGCCTTGGGAAATCCTTGAAGATCGAAACACTAACCGAATTGAGATTGACTCCTCAACCTCTGGCAATGTCGTTTTTGAAGATCCTACTGCCACCACGGCAGGCGTAGATGGTCCTGGTATTCAGTTCCGCACACGGGAAGCATACGAGCTTCGCCCAGGCCGCACAAAAGACGAGGCTTTGCAGGTGACTACGGTTCAGCCTGCCAACATTGAAATCTTTGCAGCCATGCGCGACAGTTACCGTGCTCGCATTGAACTCACTGGCGGCACGACAAGCCCGCAGGATGCTTCGACTGCCGACATTCCAGGCTCAGACACTCTCGGAGTCGCTAAGATCCTTGAGAACACCGCTAACAATGGATTACGCGCCCGTGAGTCGGAAGTCATTGTTGGCCTGACTCGCATTCTGCATTCCGTTGCCGATATTGAAGCTTGGGCTTCCGTGGAAGGCTACAACGCCGAGTTTTTGAACGCGCAGCTTGGCCCCGAAAATGCACAAAAACTTATCGAGTGGCTAAAAAGCATTGGCGAGGATTACCGCGATACTATCGAGGTCAATCTTTCCAAATCATCCAGCACGCAGTTAGTCGAAGTTAGCAAGGCTGCGATTGACATCACGCACCAATTCTACGGTGAAAACCCGGCGGTGATGGAAACGGTGAAGCCTCTTTATACTAACATCCTAATGGCGTTCGATGTGCCGAATCCCGACGCGCTTTTGGATGTGGAAGTTGCTAAACAGGCATCCGCATTAACGCAACTTGCCGCTATCGGTGAACAGGCTCAAGCGCAGCAGGCGAAAGCACCACAAGAAGAACAATTACCGCCATGAGGAAAACACCACAACAAGTCGCAGAGGAAAGGAAAGCTCAGGAATTACGAGACAAAGAAGCTCGTAACCGCAAGGAACTTGCCTATCGGCATCTTGCTTCTAACGATTATTTCAAAGAGTTTTGCATTGAGCTAAAAAAGGAAGCTCAGTTGGCTATTGAAGATGCGACCAAAGAAGCACGTAAACCCGCCAAAGATCGCAACAATCAGCACGTTGTTGATAAACTTCGCGAGTATGATGCCAAGGAAAACGCCGCTTCTCGCGTCTTTGACGAAATCGCCATTATTGACAAGGAAACCATCAAGAAAGAATCCAGCAACTCCACCTTACCATGAACAGGCTCCCTCAATTCTATTACAACGCACGCGGCGAACAGTTTTCCAAACTGAGAGGCAACAACACGCTTTCTTCGCCAGCTACCGCTACTTCAATTATCCCGTCTTTGACTGGCTACAAAATCGCTATTTTTTGGGTGTCTTTTAGCGGAAGCGCAGCGGCCACCGTTGTTTTTAATACTGCATCGACTGCCGTTGGCTCGCCTATCCAGGTTCCAGCCGTGGCCAGCTATGAGCTAGGCAGCCCTGACAATAATATGCCAATCGTCCTTGGCAACCTTGGTGAGGCTATCACGGTTACTGGCGTTGGCTCTGCAACCGTTGGCCTGAACTTCATCTACGCTTACGTTAAAGACTAATCGTTATGCTTGTCGTCCCCGAACAATACGATTTGCAGATTACCTGCGGCATCACTTTTGAAGAGGTGACGTTTCAGTTTTTCGGGACGAACAACGTGCCGATTGACTATGATGGATGGACCATTCAGGCCACGGCAAGAGTCAGCCCTGATGATGCCGTTGTCTTGGATTTTGAGCCTGAGTGGATAGATGACACCATCGGCAAATTCAAGTTCCCTGAAATTACACCGACCAATACAAACGCCATCCTGCCAGGGGTCTATCATTACGACGTGGTGCTTATCAGCCCAACGTCGCAGCGCAAAGGCCCCTACATTTCCGGCGAGCTTACCGTCAACAAAATCAATAGCCAGCCCTCCTAATGGCCGAAGTCGTCAAAATCGTTGTTAATCAAGCTCCACCTCCGGTTAAAACGGTGGTGGTAACTGAGCGCATTACCGAAACTGGCAGCGGTGGTGATGTGGTGGGGCCAGCCTCAGCGACAAACAACAACTTTGTGTCTTTTAACGGCACTACGGGAAAGCTAATTAAAGACAGCGGATACGACGCCACAGACTTTGCGACAGCGGCCCAGGGCGCACTCGCTACATCGGCCTTGCAGCCGGGAGACAACATCTCGGAACTCGTCAACGACGTTCCATACGCCAGCGTAGGCTCTGCCCCAACGGTTCACGCGGATTCTCACGTTACGGGAGGCTCTGACAAGATCCGAGACGCCACCGCCTCACAGGACGGCCTCATGACGGCAGCCTATGCGGCGACACTTGATAACCAAAGCGGCACCAACACAGGCGACCAGAACATCTTTCAGACCATCGCGGTTGCGGGCCAGTCTAATGTGGTGGCTGATTCAACTTCGGATACGCTTACGCTTGTTGCGGGTGCAAACGTCACTATCACGACCGACGCCTCAACGGACACGATCACGATTGCGGCAACTGGCGGTAGTGGCTCCGGTGACGTTGTGGGGCCTGCAAGCTCGACCGATAATGCGTTGGCTCGCTTCGATTCCACGACAGGCAAACTGATTCAGAACAGCACCGCAATTTTGGATGATGCCGGGGCACTTAGCCTTGATAACGGCACCCTCACAGCATCCTCGCCAATCCTTGATCTTGAGCAGACATGGAACAATGCGGGCGTCAACTTTAAGGGCATTGCCTTTTTGGTAAACGACACGGCTTTCAATACCTCGGATTCAAGGCTTTTTGAAATCAGCACCGCCAGTATGGGGCCGAGGTTTTGGATTCTAGCCACCAATGGGCACGTCAACGCCCCGCGCTTTGCTGCCGTAGGGACAAACTCATACCTTGATGCTAATTGCGTGGTTCAAGGCACGCATGTAGTCGAATCGGGATTCATCACCCTCAATGCGGCTCAAAATGTCTGGATCAAGCGCGGCACAGGCAGCCCCGAAGGCGTAGAAACGGCCAATGTGGGCAGTATCTTTATTCGCACAGATGGCGGCACTAATACAGCGGCTTACCTGAAAGAATCCGGCACGGGCAATACAGGCTGGGTAGCGATTGGTAATGGTAATGTTATCGGCCCCGCATCCGCGACCGACAACGCCTTAGCGCGGTTTGACTCAACAACCGGGAAGCTGATCCAAAATAGCACTGTTATTTTGTCAGATGCAGGCGATTTATCTGCCGTCAATAGCATTGATTTTACACCCATCTCGGCCCCGGCTCACAACGAAGGTTTGCTCTATTACGACACCGACCGCAAAGCATTGTCGTATTACAACAATGAGCCGGATGTCAGCATGCAAATCGGTTTTGAGACTTGGGTTCAAGTCAGAAACTCGACTGGCTCAACAATCACGAACGGTCAGGTAGTCTATCTCAGTGGAGCCACCGGACAACGCCCTAATGCGATCCTGGCTCAAGCAAACACGCTGCCGACTTCCCGCGTCATCGGGATGGCGACGCACGACATTGAAAACAATTCGGACGGCATTGTTACTGTATTCGGCACTGTTCGCGACCTTGATACGAGCGCATTTACGGACGGGCAAATTCTGTATCTATCTGCAACGACACCGGGCGCAGTCACGGCAACGGCTCCAATGGCCCCTAATTTGACGGTTCAGATCGGGGTTGTTCAGCATGCCCACGTCACGCAAGGAACCATTCTCATTCACCCCGAGACAGACTCAGTGGATGCAGATTCGATTTACAACGGCACCGCTGCCGCCCGTGCGCTTATCAAAGCCCTGGATTCATCCACGGGTATAGTAACGCAAACAGGCGCGACCACGTTCACGAAACGCACCTTAACAGGCACCACGAATGAAATCACGGTAACGAATGGAGACGGTGTTTCAGGAGCACCAACGATCTCGCTTCCGACGGACATTGACCTTAGCGGTAAATCCTCGCTAGCTATCCCGGTTTCAGCCACTCCCACAGTTAACGCCAATGGGGAGATTGCGCTTGATACGACTGTCACAGATTGGTCGCACGGCATTCTGAAATACTACGGCGGCGAGGAGCTTGGAACAGTCGCCATGCCGATTGCGCAGTTCACAAGCCCGGTGAATGGGCGCGTGCCGACATACGACAGCATTGCGGATGAATTTCAGCTAAAAGCCCTACCTGTTGAACTAATGTTCGCGGTTTCCGATGAGGCAACGGCACTCACGACCGGGACAGCCAAGCTTACGTTCAGGATGCCTTACGCCATGACGCTAACGAGCGTGCGGGCAAGCGTGGGGACGGCTCCAACTGGCTCAACGCTGATTGTGGACATCAACGAAAGCGGTTCAACGATTCTTAGCACCAAGCTATCAATTGACGCTGGCGAGAAAACGAGCACCACGGCTGCAACGCCTCCCGTTATCTCGGATTCTGCGCTGGCCGATGACGCAGAAATCACCATCGACATCGACCAAATCGGCTCAACCATCGCGGGAGCGGGCTTGAAGGTAACACTACTTGGAACTCGCGCATGAACCTCGTAAATCCATTTCGATTTGGAGCGGGCGGCGGGGCATATTCTGCCACGGGAGGAACCATCACGACCGATGGCGCGTTTACGATTCACACCTTTACGGCAGACGGCACATTTGCTATCACGGGCACAATCCCCTCAGTGAGTTATTTGGTTGTGGGGCAGGGCGGCGGAGGCGGCTACACGGTCGCGAACGGATACAGTGCAGGTGGTGGCGGTGGTGGCGAAGTCCTGACGGGCACACTCTCAAACCTCACGGGCAGTATTTCGGTTCAGGTAGGCAACTCCGCAGGTGCAGGTGGAACCGTCGGTAGCCAGCAAGGCGGCAACGGGGAGGACTCCATCTTTTCGACCGTCACAGCTAACGGGGGCGGCGGCGGCGCACGCGGCCCTTCTGCAACATCGGTAGCTGGCAGCAATGGCGGAAACGGCGGCGGCGGATCTTCCGGCACTACTTCCGGGGCAGGCGGCACAGGCGACCAATTCAACGGCGGGGCAGGCCAAGGCAATACCTCACCCTTTCGCGGTGGTGGCGGCGGCGGCGCATCGGCAGCAGGCGCAACAGGTTCAGCTTCCGGCAATGGTGGCGCAGGACTTGCCTCTAGCATATCTGGATCATCCGTCACTTACGGCGGTGGTGGAGGTGGGGGCGCGTTCGGGACAGGCACACCAGGAGCCGGAGGAGCTGGCGGAGGCGGTGCAGGCGGCAACAACGGCACCACAGTTCCCTTCACAAACCCCACGGCGGGCACTCCTAACACGGGCGGCGGGGGTGGTGGTGGCGGAGCCTTTAACGCAGCCCAAAACGGAGCCGCTGGCGGTTCTGGCATTGTCATTGTAAGATACCTCACATGAAAATCCTTTACGACACAGACACCGAGACTTTCGTCCGTTACCCGCGCAACGATGACGAGGATGTTGTCGGTCTTGATCCGCGCTACATCCCCTATCAGGTCATTATGGAAGATGAACCGGATTACAACCCTGAAACACACTTCCTATCCTCCCATGACACGCCAAACCACGGCGAGCACACGCTAACTCGCGGATGGACCGTGAATCCGTTGGCAGAGCCAGACCCAGGAGGCCCAGGGGTTCCAGCCCGCGTTACTCCAAAGCAGTTGCAGCTTTGGTTGCTCACTCACTCCAACGAAAATGGCAATTTTCTTGAGCAGGTGAACAAGCTCATCAACGCAGGTCCGGACGGCATCGAAAAGGACGCCCGCAGAATTGAGTTTGATAAAGCTCTCTACTTTGAACGCACGCACCCGCTTACGATTCAGATTGCCTTTGGATTAGGTTTGAGTGATAGTGAAATTGATACTGCATTTGCAGAAGCGTCTTTACTTTAATTCACGCCATGTCTGACTCCGATTCATGCTTTCCACACGCCACTAATTCAACAATGGCGGGCTGCACTAAAGGCACGTTGAAGTCCTTGGTTGGCATGGATCTAAAAGCCGATGCAGCTACGCTCGCGCAAGAGGTCATTGACCGGGCAAATGCCGACATTGCGCTTGCGACTGCCATCACCTCAAAGGCGGATGCGGCTCACACGCACTCAAACGCCACCACTTCAACGCCCGGCTTTCAATCGGCAGCGGATAAGCTCAAGCTCGACGGCCTCTCAAGCAAAAGGCGCGAAACCTTTTCAGGCACCACAAACGCAAGTGGCGTTTACTCGGTCACTTTCTCGCCCGCCTACCCTGCCGCTCCCAACATCCAAGCCAACATCATTGGCGCTACGGACACGCAGAACATCCGCATTACAGCCATTAGCTCAACGGGTTTCACGGTAACGGTTAGAAACCGCGTGGATGTGGTGGGCCTGCTTCCAAGCTGGCAGAATGTCAATGGTGCAGCCGTGGACGTATCCGTAATCGAGAAATGACATGGCCACTCATTCACCAGAACCTAACGGCGAACTTCGCAAGCAGTCAAAGACGCAGACAATCCTGTCTATCATAACAGGTGTTGCGTCTATCGTGGTTCTTCCGCTGATGGGTCTTGTCTGGAATCAGACAATGGAGCTTCGGGTGAACTCGGATGCGATTAAAGGAACTCAGGCCAAGATTGACCAGCTTCAACAAGCGTTGGTGACAATTCACAATCAAGCCGACGAAAACAAGGGTGTTATTTCCGCACTGCGGGAAACAATGGCGGCTGACAAAGCAAAGCGGGATGCAGAGCTAACTGAGCAAGAGACACAGTTTGCTAGCACGGAGAACAAGCTAAATTCATGGATGGCAGAACAGCACCGAATGAATGCTATCATGTGGGGCCAGCACAAAGTTTTAGGAGACTACCCTTCCGGCCCATTCTTTTTCTCCAATATTAGCCAGCACAACCGATAAACAATGAGTCTCCCATTTCTCCACATTGAAGCCCCTTTATATGTCGCGTGGTGCATTTTGGGTAGCGTTGTTTCATCCATCCCTGTTGGCATTGGCGTTTTTAGGGCCATGCTTGGGCAACTGCCGGACCCTAATGTTACGGGATCATGGAGCTTTTACGGAGTGCTGATTGCAGCCATCATTGTTTTATTTTCATGTGGCATTGTCTTTATCCGGTGGTTTTTCAGTTTTTGGCTGAAAAAACAGGAAGATATGAACGATAAAACCGTTCAGGCAATGCTGGCGATGGCTAAAGCTCTCGACAAAAACACCGACGTTACCAACAAGCAAAACGATTGGTTCGATAAATTCGCCCAGGAAGGGCTTCGTGAACATCTTGGGTTTCCTAAAAAACTGCCATGAACGACGAATATCCAGACATCCGCCCCGTTTCTGATGCTGACGCGAGCTTGCTGCCGTGGTCTAAAGGGCCTGTTTGGAAGCTTTACAAGCCGTGGCCGTTTGCATTTCGAGATGAGAACGGGCGCGACTGGCATTTCACCATCCCAGCTGGATTTTTGTTTGATGGTCAAAGCGTGCCTAGCATTTTTCATGCGTGGCCTTTGCGCTACGGACCTTCCGGCGTTGGCATGAGGGCCGGGCTTTGCCATGATTGGCTCTGTGAAATCTACAACTGGCGTTCGGAATGGGTCATGAAAGCGTTTAACGGCATTCGTCCTGATTGCCCGTCGCCTCAAGCCATTCATCAAGTCTATTACGACATCCAGATGGAAGATGGGCAGCGACCACGCAAGGCTAAAGCGATGTGGCTTGCCGTGCGTCTATTCGGCCCTGGCGGACTATTGCGCCCTTCGACAATCTGGAAAGGCATTATCTCATGAGCGGCTACCTTCTAGCACTTCTCGTCACCTGCGCCCTTGTCCTTGTTGTCGTGGGCGTTTTCTACATCGTCAATCCAAAGGGTTGACATCTCTGCGCAAGTCGTTAGGCTCGCGGTGCTAGGAAACAACGAATACACGACGACATTATGACTCTATCACCTTGGCTCATTTACATTTGGGGCATCTCTGACTCTATTAAAGAGGCCGCTCATTTCTTTTCTTTCGCATCTGGCATTGTTGCGGTTATTTGCACATTTATCTATCTTTATTGCAAATATGATAAGGATGAGCATGGCGCAAAAATTCTGCCATTTAAGACTGTGTGGGTGATATTTTTAGCTTCATTGTTTTTTAACGTAGCATGGCCATCATCCAAAACTATTGCCGTAATGGTCGTTGCTCCAGCCATCGTCAACAGCGAGCCGATCCAAAAGGATTTGCCGGAACTCTACAAAGCCGCAAAAGACGCGCTTATGTCCACTTTTACAAAATAACCCATGAAACTCTCTCTACTCCGCCAAGGCTCCACGGGCCTTGAAGTCGTCACCGCGCAAAACGCGCTTACAAAAGCAGGCTTTTACGTCGTCGCAGACGGCAGCTTTGGGCCGCTAACAAAAACCGCAGTTCAGCTTTTCCAACAGTCTAAAGGGCTGGTAGATGACGGTATTATTGGCGATGACACATGGAAAGCATTGCTTGAAGTGCCCGCGCCTGTAAAGCCTCAAGCCGTTACAGCCATCGGAGGCGGCAAGGTGCAGCAAATCGCAAATACGCCTGCGCCTAAGCCCGCAAAGCCCGCTCCAACTACCGAGAAATCCTCGGCAGTTGCCGATTCAAAGCTGATTCAAAACCACTGGTTTGCATCGGCCATTCGTGAGCCTATTGAAGGCGGTTCTGATCTAGTCCCGCTGTTCCTTGTGATTCACTTCACGGCTGGCGCAACGGCAAAGTCATCTATTGAATTTTGGCGCACTCCAGCCGCTAAAGGTGCAAGTGCTCAGATAGTGATTGATCGCGACGGAACTATTTACCAGTGCCGTCCGTTTAACAAAACCTGCGGACATGCTGGGAAATCCACATGGAAGGGCCATAACGGCCTGAATGATTGCTCAATCGGCATCGAGCTTGCCAACGCTGGCGACGATGAAAAATTAGCCGCTCGTTACACCGCGCTGCCGCTTGTTGAGGCCAAGCATAAAAACGGAGGCCCTGTCACAAAATGGGAGGCTTATACAGAGGCGCAGTTGAAATCTTTGGAAATCTTGGCTAAAGCTTTAGTGAAGGAATACGGCATTACGGAGATTGTTGGCCATGATGACATTGCGCCAAAACGCAAAAATGATCCAGGCCCAGCTTTTTCAATGGACGAATTTCGCAAGACTGTTTTTGACGCATGATTAACGAACCCTATCCGCTACTTCACAACTGCGCTATTAGCATGACTGAGCGCATTAAGCAGGCGTTTTCATGGATTCGTGAGCCTGATAAATGCCCGGTAGCGGATCAGGGGCCAGCGTCTGCGAAATGCTATCTTATCTATCGTGCCGTGGATGGGCTGCTATCCAGCGACGAGGAAGCAGAAGTGCTGAATGCACCGATTCCGCTTGTGAAGGATCGCGGCCTAGCATCCCGATGGGAAATGAGCATTGCCACCGCAGAGGCGTATTTGCTCATGAATCGCTTCATTGACGACGAATACAGAATCGCCGCCATCAAGAAAGCGCTCAAGATTTGGGACACTTCGACCCGTAAAGACTGGCCTCCTCAAATCCTTAACTTTTTGAGATTAAGTCTCATCTTGTCTTATTGGCAATATTTGCGCGGCAACAAGGCGGAGGCAATGCGCTTGATTGAGAATGCCTTTCTCGACTGGCAGGCGCACATGGCGTTGCTTGATTGGAAGCGTTGGCCGCATCGGATGACCGAAGCTCGCGACGACATCTTGCATTTGCAAAGCATGGTCTTTATCGCCCGCGCTTTAGGTGAAGCGAAGTTTAGCGATTACGAGTGGTGTAATCCAGAAGGTCTATGGCCTATTCCACACGTCACAAGTTGCCCTATGTATGCCATCGTTCGGCGCATGAGCTTGTTACATCGGCCAGACGGCAACGGCGTCATTTGGCAGTATCGGCCTAAGCTGGGCAGTAAAGTGAGCGAATACGCCAAGTTGCACGCATCCAAGCCATACGGCCAAGGCGGCATGTCTGAATTGCTGCGAACAAAGATGGCCTCGTTTGTGTCCGATGACACTATCACCAGTGCCATTGACTACGGATGCGGCAGATCGAATGACGCTCATAACCTGTGGCCATCGGCTGAGGTGGTGAAGTATGACCCGGCTTTGCCTGACCTTTGCAAGTTTCCACGTCGTCACTTTGACATTGGTCTATGCACAGAGGTGATGGAGCACATTCCGCTTGAAGAGATTGATAACGTCATTTGGGAAATGAAATGCCTCTCTCGTCGCTGGCTTTGCACTATTCATACCGCTCCCGCTGCTCAGATCCTTTCCACGGGCGAGAACGCTCATTGCCTGCAACGTCCTGCTGCATGGTGGAAGGAACGCTTTGAGCGCATCTTTGGGCCTTTCGTCACCACCGAATCAATCGGCCCGCATCGGTTTATCCTTGCCGTTAAATCATGATTTCCGACATTTTGGGCATAACCCTTGCAAGTCCTGGCTATTTTGAGCTTGCTCATGAGGCAGCGCGACGATTCCGCAAATACACGGGATGCGATTGCCTTGTCATTACCACGGATAGGCCGGACAGTTACGACGCCAAGCTCGCCCTCCCGAATTTAGGAGATAGGACGCTTTGCTTTTTTGACGCTGATTTGTGGTTTATTCGGCAAGTGGATCTTGAGCCGTTTCGCCAGATTAACGGAGTGGCCGCAGTCCGTGAAGTAGGGCGGCATTTACCGCACTCATTCTGCATCCATGATTGTTCCGTGTTAGATGCGCCGATGGATAGGCATGTGAATGCAGGGCTGATGATTATCAATCCTCGCGTGCAACCTGTTAAATCTGCTTTTGAAATAGCATCTCAAATACTGGCGGATTCAAAGGCTGGCGTAAACATTCTCAAAGACTATGGCGAGCAGTCTGCCCTTAACGCCGGATTCCATAGAGCAGGCGTGGAGATGACGTTTCTTGATGATGCTTGGAACTTTTGGCCTAAAGCGTGGACGTGGGGTTGCTATGATGCCCTGCCTGTTAAACCATTTGCTATTCATGCCGCAGGCGTAAAACTTCACGAAAAGGCTCAGTTTTTGAAAGATCAGTGCAAAGTATGGGAATTTTGATTCTTGACTTTGCTGCACAAAGCCCACAAACTACAACACGACTATGCCAGACGACCTTATCGACCTTGAAAGCATCCTAGAGAACGCAGAGAACGCCACTCCGCAGGAACTCCAGGCGTTGCTGCCTGCCGCGAAGAATCCAGGGGCGCACGCTCCTGCAACGGGCAATCTGTCCAGTGACGAGATTATCGCCAAGCAAGTTAATGAGGCCACCCCGGCTGCACAGACCACGGAAACCCAAACTCTTTCTTCTGAGTCTGAAATTGAGACAGAGACTCAAACTGAACAAGAAGTCGAAGTTCCTCAGATTTCCGCCAAGGATGCTCTTTTTGAGCAATTGCGCGTCCAGTTTCCAAACGAGTCCCTTGTTAATCTTGCCGCCCGTGCTGAGGCTGCTTTCTCGTCTGAGCCTGCGCCAGTGCAGGAAGGTAATGAAGGCGATGTTCTGGCAGAGATCCAGTCCGACTATGACGCCATGCTTGAAGCAGCCAGAGAGGCTGACGAGCACGTTCAATCGCTGATGAACCCCGAAGATGGGACTCTTGTCGAATACACATCTGAAATCCGCGACGCTGAACGTGCAGCCATGCGGGCAAATCTTGCCGCTGAGGCGTCTTTTGAGAAGCTTGCCTTTGAAGCTAACAAAGCCGTCGAGGATGAATATCCAGAACTGAACGATCCTAAAAGCCCTGCCTTCCTGGCCGTTTCTGCTGCTGTGGATGTTAATCCTTCCATTCGCGAATCTTCCCCAGTGGCCCTGGCAAATCTTGCCCGCCATATTGCAAGCAGCATCCGCCAAGCCGCACCCGCGCCCGTTGCTGCCGCTAAACCTTTGCCCTCGCCTACTCGCGTTCCGGCTCCCGCAGGCCCTAAGCCTCCGGTTGCCTCGCTCTCTAGTAGTGTGCAGGCTTCCCACGCATCCGCTGCAACTCCGGCTCCCGGTGCGCAGCAGAACAATAACGACGTTGTTTCCAAAATTCGTAACTTGAAGTCGCTTGACGATCTTGAAAGTGCGTTCTTTGGGAAAGGACTTAGCACTATTGTTCTCTCCTGATTCTACTCGCCGCGTGAGAGTGGGCCTCCAAACGAGGAGGCGATGAATGACGAAATCAAGCAACCCGAACAATCGGGAACTTTTGCTTGGTCGCATTCATCCGCCCAAAAGGCACCACTACATCTCACATCATGGCTGACTACATCGCCTTCAATACAGACACGATTGCAAATATCGTGGCTCAGTCCCCTACCTACGCGAAAGAAATCGTGTGGATGGCTCGCGTTGCTCAAGACGACGCGGCTTATAACCCGTTCGCTGACCTTATGGGCGGCTTCGACTCCGTGAAACCTATCAAGGAAGTCGTTGACACCCAAAAGATCAAAGGCACTCAACTTGTCATTTCCCGCATGGCGGGCCTTGGCGGTAAAGGTGTTCAGGGCGCAACCAAACTCGTCGGCAACGAAGAGAAGCTGAAATACAATCAGTTCCTGCTCCAGATCGGCCTGCATCGTCACGCCGTCGCCATTGATAAAATGGTGAAGGATCAGACCGCCATCGGTTCTGCCGTTGATACCACCATCCGTAACGGCCTGCGTCAGGTGTTTTCGCGCCTGAAATGCGACTGTATCGAAGCTGCCATGATTGGCGAGTCTGATACGCGCAATACGCTGTATGCCAACGGTCGCGCCAGCTTGGACACTCTTGGTTCTCAGGATTACATCAATCAGAGCACCATCTCCCAGGCTAAGATCATGATGAACGGTCTTGGCGGTTCTCCGATTGAAGTCGCTCGCAGCAAAGGCAATCAGCGCATCTCAAAGTATTACTTCCAAGGCAATGATCGCGGCTTTGAAGGTATGCGGAACAACGGCCAATTCCAGGCCATTGAATCCACCGCAGGCGTTCGCGGCGATGCCAACTACGTATTCGGTGGCCACCTTCCTGAATGGCAGGGTGTGCTTCTGAATGAATGGGAAATCCGCAACGACTCCGCTGATGCTGCCCAGGGCGCATTCTGCCAGCCTAAAGCCTACCTTGGTGAAGCTATTGCCGCTAAAGGCACTAGCACCTCCTTTACGGCTCAGGTCAAAGGCGGCGGTTGGAATGGTAACTCCACCTTGACCACCATCGCGGCGGCTAAAACTGGAAACGACTATTTCCGCTACTTCCCGAACGCTCCTTTCGCTGCGTTTGACCGCACGATCATCACGGCTGCAACCACTCGTCGTTATGCGATGATCCAGCATGCTTCCGGCGCAGACATCGGCAAGTTCTCGTTCATCTCTTATACCGACACCGACGCCTATGTGCTCGGCAAGGCTGATTTGTCCGACCTTGAACGCCTTGGCTCTACGACCACAGGAGATTACGTTCAGACTCTGACTGGTTCTAGCATCACTTGGGGCACTGCTCCTTGGACGACTGCTTACCTGTCTGAGGGTGAAATCCCGATTGGCTCTTTGATCGTTCCTGTAAACGCCAAAGGCCAGCCTTGGGTGCGCAGCTACATGCTGGGCAATGACGCCATCGTCACGGGTTACGGCTCGATTGACGGCAAGGCTTCCTCTGCCTTTGGCCAGCGCGTCACTGAAACCCAGGACTACCAGCGCGACCAAGGTATCGGTGCTGAACTCGTTTGGGGCGTGAAGTGCATGGAGAACGGCGCAGGCATCAAGAACGGTTACGTTCTGGTGTATGGAGCCTACAACCTCCCCGGCATGCCTGACATTGACGCGGGTTAATCGCTGATTCATGGGGCGGCGTAGGCTTCGGCTTGCGCTGCCCCTTTTTGTAAACGCTCAATCATTTCTCAGACCATGCTTTCCACTACTCCTATTTCTGGAACTCCGAGCAAGATGCCTCGCATTAGCGCGGCCTCTCTCACCACTTCCCACAAGGTGTTTCTTTACGATTCACGCAAGCCCGATGGAGACAAAAACGTCTCTGGAACGATTGCGATTGAAGATGTCAAGACCGCTAAAGTGGCTGTAACCGCTACTGCCTCAGGTGCTGCAATTCCAGCTACGGCTGATTACGTCACCGTGACTAGCGCAAGTGCCGACAATATTGTGATTCTGCCCGCTCCCGTAGTTGGCAAGAGTCTCAAAATCTTTGTTGGCGCAACTGGCTACGAACTGCGAAGCTCTGACCCTGCTACTATCGCCATCAACGGCGGTTCAGGCGCAGGTGCAGAATCTGCTATTGCTGCTAACGTGTTGGTTCACATCACCTGCACAAGTCTTACCACTTGGGTTGGTTTCCAACAGGTCGCCGCTGGCACTGTTTCTGCGGTTCAGGTTGCCGCCGCCTAATCCTCTCAACTCCGAGCCTTGGCGGTTGCATTAGTAGCCGCCAAGGCTTATTTATGAACCTACGACATGACTACTCACTTCCTCATCGAATTCCCCAACAATCACAACGTCGCAACAGAGGTTTATGACCGTGTTGGTCAATGTTTGAAGCGTCGCGCTCGCATGGATGACCGCCGCAAAAGCAAGACGATATTGCAGATGGATCGCGCTACGTTTGACAGCACGCGAGGGAAGGACGGAACTCTTGGGAAGTATCGGCAATTTGGACCGTGGCCAGTCGCCAATGTGGATTTTGAAGCGCACGACGGCACTTTGCATCCTACCGCTGAGGCTTGTCTTGCGCATGAACTGCAAGCGCGGTTTGGCGTGAGTTCACTGGATGAACTAGAGGCTCAATTAGAGTTCAAACGAGATGCACTTGGAAACTCGATGGATTCAATCGAGCAAACTTTGTCTCCGATCTCCGTTATCGAATCCGCCATTAAATCCAAAGGCCAGACCGTTGAACAAATCGCAGAGGCTACCTCTCTCCACGTTCAAGACGTAAACAACATCGTCACCCAAAACCCACACTTGTTTAAGCGTGGCGCAGGTGGCCGCATTTTTCTTCTTCCGCAGGACGCATGACTCCCACTCGCAAGCCAGCACTCACTATCGGCCAATACGTCAAGGAACGAAATTCCCCGATGGCTGGCGACGTGAAAACGCGGCTAGAACGTGCTTGGAAAGCTCCTAAATCAGTGCCCGCTATGGCCAATGACCTTGGCTTGACCGAGGCGCAAGTGATGGCCTGCATCTACAGCAATCCCAAGCGTTTCGTCCTGCGTGACGAGATGATTCACAGAATCTAAAGTTATGCCAATCGTTGCCGACATCCGCGATGAACTCCTGCAAATGGCAGGGCTTGAAGCTGTCACGGACGGCCCGCCAAATCTTGAGTATCGCATCATCTCCGACATCAACCGGGCGATTGACAAGATTGGCGACATGAACCCTAGCGTCTATTTCCAGACGCGACCAGATCAGGCGGAAGCTATCCGCGCTCCTGTGCAGCTAACGGTGCAGGTGACAAACCTTTCCAAGGAGATCACCATTGCATCGGGCTACGTTGCCTCATGGATGGCGGGCTGCGCAATTCTCATTTCAGGCGATGCGACAACGAACCGCCTAGCCAATGAAGAGACGGGCGACAATCCGACGCTTGAGCAGCCTTACATGGGCGAGACTGGCACCGTTACCGCTACCGTTTGGCATGACTGGATCAGACTTCCGTCAAATGTGAATACGTTCATGGACCCGGTTACGCTGAACAAGGATTGGAAGCTCTTTCGCGCCCAGGATCTTAACCAGCTAGACCGCCGATGGTTTGGGCGTGGCTGGGTGAATGGAGACTATTTCTCCGGCGACTATGGCCTTGTAAACGGTTGGCAAAAACAGGTCAACCGCCCTTTCCAATGGTATGAAGTGGCGCGTTATGTGCAGGCCGAACTGATTTCAGGCATCATGCTTGATTCGCTACCGCCGTCGCAATACAAGCTATGTTATACCGCAAAGGTAGGAATTAACCGAGTCATTAGCCTTGCTGATAATCGGCAGTTTATCACGCCAGAGGGCAAAGATCAGGAAATCTTGTTGCCGATTTGCCGCTGGTATTTTTCATCCTACCCGATGTGCAGCATTCCAAAAACGGAGCTTCAATCAGACTATCAAGACGCGCTGCTTGCCGCCTCCGCTCTTGGAGTGGCTGGAAACCGCCGTAAACGCATTCAATACTGCGCCAGCCGATGAATCAACCTTCCGTTATTCCAATTCGTAATTGGGGCACTCTCGCTAGCAGCGTTGAGACAACCGACCTTGGAACCGGGAAGCTGACGCGGGCTGTGAATTGCATTCTGCGCCCGTTTGGAGCCGTTAAAGGCATTCCTCGCTACTTTCGTCTTTGGGCTATCGGCTCTGCATCCACGGTGCAGGCAACTATGCGTGCTTTGACGTTCACGGGATTCCCTGGCGGCGTGGGTGCAACTGCGCCAGATCGTGCGACGAACAAAACGATTGCCGTTCGTGTGTATCGGCAGGGCAAAAACTTTCTGTTCTTTTACGATCTTGTAAATAGTAAAGCTCGCGGCTTGTTTTACATGGGCGACGACGGCACTTACACAAGCGGCACGTATGACTTCACCGCAGGAACGCCATTTTATGAGGTGCTTGCAGTCGGCTTGGATTCCACTGCCCGCTGGTATGGTCGCCGCATGGGGCCAATGCTCAAGATTTCAAACAACGTAGATACGCCCGTTTGCGTTCAGCTTAACCGGACCACTACTCCCGGTAAATGGCGGCTGGCGGCTTCAAACGTGGCCCCAGGAGATCCAGTCATCTCAAAGGTTCCAGCGGCTTCCCAGCTTAACACGCAGGCTTATTACACCATCTCCGGCTCTGCTGCGATTCGCATCCTGCCAGATCCAAGCAACGAATCCTTTTACACGTATTCTGCCGTTGCTGATGTGGCGTCTGTTAGCACTGCCGCAGATCGAATCACCATTAGCGGATTCACTCCGACTGAGGGGCAACTGTTCACTATTGCAGGCGGCACGGCCCCAGGTGGGCTGACAAATTACACGTTCTATGTGATGCGGAATGTGTCTGGAACTAGCTTTCAGGTTTCCACATCGGGTTCCGGCGCAATCATCAATCTCACATCGGTAGGAACAGGAACAAAAGTCTTTAAATCGCTTGTTCAGGCTCTCACGAATAATACCGCAGTAACTCTGGCAAGTTCTGGCACTTTGCCCACAGGGCTAACCGCTGGCCTTTATTACCTCGTTGGCGTCAATTCTCTACAAGTTCGTCTATCGCTGACTTCTGGCGGCAGCGCAGTAGCATTTAGCGACGTGGGCGTGACCATTTCCGACCACACGATTACGCCCGTTGGCTCAGTTGTCAGGGCAGGTGGCGTAGCATTGACTTTCACGGCTGATACGATTGCCTTTCCAGGCGCGAGCGGAAACAGCAAGATTCAAGTCGCTATCCAGTATTCCAGCTACACCACGGCAATCACTTCGACGCGCTCAGGAACGGGCACAACTACCGACCCTTATCTCTACACGCTCATCACTGGCAATAGCGCAGGCTCATCCTCAAATGATGCCATTGTCGCTTATGTGAATTCCGATACGCTAGCGGTTGGCATCCTCGAAGCTTCTACAGCGGCAGCCAACAATACCGCAGACACAGGCAGTTGGGCGGCTACGTTTCTCCTGAATGGCGTAGGCTCTGGCACGTCTGATGGCCTCACAAACCAGACTTGCAGCGTTTATTTACGTTATTGGGACCCTGGCGTTTCTCGCGTTGGCTATGAAGGCGTGTCGTCTGACAAGTCTAACGAGATCATTCTGACTGACACCGAGAACTCAGACATTTTAGTCTCTATCCCCACGGACCCAAGCGCAGAAGGCGGGCGATTCGGTTTCATCCGCGTTTATTTCCAGTTTGGAGAGGGAGCGGCGGCTATCTGGAACCTTGTCGGGGAGGTGGCAAATACGAGTGGCACAAAGACGCTGCAAATCGGCACTAATACCGTCATCGGCCAAGGCATGAGCGCGGATCAAAACCGCCCGCTGCCGTTCAAGGCCGTCTGCTTTGTTCAGAATCAAGTTTGGCATGGAGGCAGCACAACAACGCCTGATTTGCTTTACATTTCCAAATCTGCCACGGATGACGAGATTGCGCCCGAAGGAGCCAGTATCCTCGACCCGTTTTTGATAGTGTTGCCAGAACAGACGGCAGACTTCAAAATCACGGCTTTGGATACGGATGATTACCGCCTGCACGTCCATACATCGCAAGGCGTCATCTTGCTTGATCCTCAAAATCCAGAGCAAAATCGTCATATTCCGCAAGTGCCTGTTGGTGCGCTTAACCCGGCCTGCCTTGTCAAATGGGAGAAATCCAAGATTTACTACCTTGGCTCAGACATGGCAATTTACGAGTTTGACGGTGCTCGTTATGGGCGTCGCAACGTCAGTTCGGCCACTAAGGAAGCGCAGCTTTACATCCTAGACCGGGCTAACCTTGACCGGGTAAGCCGTGAACCTGACCGCGTGAACGCATGGCTTGATGTGCGCTCAGAACTGCTTTTCTACCATTTCCCAGCCGCAGACAACACGCTGAACGGATTTGTTTACGACTTTAAAAATACGGGCGTAGTGGGTGAACTCACTTACCCGAAAGTTTACGATCAGGCGGAAATGGAGCCGGAACGCACAGAGCGCATTTTCACCGATGAAGAGGGCAATCTGTTTGTCTTTAACTCGCTGGACCAAGAAGATTGGGGCGACACCCTCACAGCCACGCCAATCTTCACCACGTATTCCACCTCGACCACTCCGCCGATTCAATACAACGGTTATGGATACGTGGACTACAACGGCAAGCGATACTATCAGGCCGTCGAAACGATCATCGAAACAGGTTTTATTGACCTGAACGACCCGACAAAATACAAAGCGTTCATGGGCGGCTTGTGGACTACGGTTCAGAACTCCCGCGCTTTAGTCGAAGTGACGTTCACAAACAAGTCAGGACGCTCTGTAACGCGCCAGTATGGCGACATCGGCAGCAAAGGGCATAATCAGATTCACAAAGTAGCCGCCTCGCTTGGCGGCGAAGCGGTGAAGGTAAAGCTGCGGATTATCTCAGCCGAACAAGCCGGGTGGATCTTCCGCAACTTTTCGCTCATGTATCGGGCAGCGGGGATGTTTTAACGGAGTGGTATTTTTCCTCCCATTCCCGCGACCCGCTTGCAGGCTCGCCCGCTTTTTTGCGTAGTTGGCGGATGTATTCGTTGGTGCATCTATGTTCTTTACTCAGGTCTGTATCACGCTTTGCCCAATCAAACACAGCATTGGTGTATTTGCCAGTTCCTTTAAGGCATTGACCTTTTTTGCGAATAGGCAAGCCAAGAATCACCATTCTTCGACGCACAGAAGAGTCCGAAACTTTTAACATTTTGGCTATTTTGTAGATTGGCTGCGTTAAATCTACACCATCAAGGCTGACTTTCTTAAACGGATCAGCTTTAATGCCTCGCTTGCACCGAGCCAAGTAAATTGGACTCAAACTGCAATTCAGTTCATTGGCAATTTCGTCCGCTGGCCGTGTGAGGTCAACGCCTGTAAAATCTACGGGCTTTCCTTTTTTCATCGTATCGTATTTCGTCGTTTGTTTATCACTCAGGCAGCAAGATCACTCCCGCTTCCGAGCCGCTGGCATATCCAGACGCATAAAAAATCACGTCAAGGGCATGTTGCAGGCGTTCAGTAAACATATGGCGAGGCACGGCGCAAACGAATTTGTGAGAATCCTTTACTTTACGCACTTCTGCCGTAATTCGTTTGCCAGCGATGAGCGAAACAATATCCTCTAGGATGTCCTGCGGATTCATCGGCACGCCAGACGGTGTAAAAGCGTCTTTATCGGGGTTGTTTTGCACCTCGAAAGTAAATCCAATGTGATTGGAGATGCACTCAAGGGCTTTAAAATGCGCTCCTTTTGAGCCGATATATTGCCCGATATTGTCCTTGTGAGAGCGTAAAACAAGGTGTCTCTCTCCAGCCCGCGCAATCTCCATTGCCCTTGGTTTCTGAAAAGCGAGAAGCAGGCAAAGATGGCGCATTGCTTCAAATCGTTCGTCTAGGTGGTCTGTCATTGATACTGAGACTACAATCTCATTAAACGATGTCAATGATTTCGTATTTGACACCCACTCAAACCCGCGCAGAATAAAAGCTCCTTAAAGAATCTCCACGCGCCAAGAACACCTGCGAGATTCTTCCATCATACTGCAAGATAGGCCGCTATTTTCTTGGGGAGAATGGCTGACTCAAGCAAGACGGCGTGAAAAACCGACAGAGGGTGAAAATCCCTCAACCATTTCAGTTTCAGCCGGAAACCCGGTAACCAATTTACCCTCGGGGAAGCTGTTGCTTCAAAGCAGATTTGCTACCTGCTGAAAATAGAGATCATACGCGTTAATACTCTTGCGGGTTAGATTCCCGCCCCTTGGACGCTTTAACAACCCTTGTCATCCCGGTGGCGAGGGTTTTCTTTAACCACGCATCATCATGAAATTCTGCCAACTCGATAAAATAGGTCCGTCTGTGCAATGTAAAGGACGGCGCATCCACAAGCGGCGACGCAATAAATGGATTCGCAATCAGCCTTTGAACGATGAAACACGCCCGTTGACGAATCGTTACAAGGGCTACTGGTTCTGACGGGTTTTCTTTTGACACTCCGCCCGCCATCGGTTAAACGGCGAAACCGCAAACGCGGATCATCACACATGAATCTAAACACACTACGCGACCAAGTTCACGGCCTCGCAAAAGACAAAGGCTGGCATGACGATACCATGTCTGTCATTGACTACATGGCTAAAGCGACGGCGAATCTCCACGGCGAAACAAGCGAACTATGGGAGGCCGCAAGGCGAGGAGAGCTTAACAAGCAGTGCGACAAAGCGTGTGCATTGACCTGCATTGAAGAGGAGCTTGCAGACATCATCATTCGCGCTTTGGACACCGCTGGACGCATGGGCGTGGACATCGAGGCCGCAGTATCCGCCAAGCACTTCTACAACGCTACAAGGCCGCATCGGCATGGAGGGAAACTGGCGTGAGCAGTCCACTTACCGAACAAATCGGCGGCGACCACTACAAGACGCTGACGATTCAACCCGTAGAGTTCATCACGGCTAACAAACTGCCTTTTTTGGAAGGTTGCGTTATCAAGCGTGTCTGCCGACATCGCAGCAAGAATAAAGCAGAGGACATCCGCAAGGCCATCCATGAGCTAAAGTTGATTCTCAAACTTGAATACAACACTGATGAATAACCGTGTAACCATCGCCGCCCCATATCTGAAACCTCTTGTCGAAGCCATCAAATCCATAGACGCACGATCCTATGAAAACGCCACCAAAGAAAAAGGCCGCTGCAAAAACCCCAAAGGCAAAACCCGTCGCCAAAGACACCGCTAAAGGGTGGGCTTGCCCATGCTGCCCGCGAGTCCACGCGCCCACTGTTAAAGAATGCCAATGCCGTAAAAAAACAGATGGCCAGAAAGCTCAAGATGAGGCTTTGCACCGCGAGCGCATCAAGGAGTTTATGGAACGCCTTAGAGAGGCCGAAAAGCTGCGTCCAGTGCCTCCGCCCATGCAATTCCCGCACGTTCCCTTTATCCCGAAGTGGATACCCAACCCCAACTACCCATTTAGGGAACCAATCATGTGCAAAGCAATAGCCACTTACGGTTCCCTATGACCGATCATCTCCCATCCCGCATAAAGCTCGACCCCGCCCGCGTGGAAAGCCGCAAAAGGCTGGCGCAGATGCACCCAGCAGACTGCTTTAAGGCGATGTTCGGGCTTCCTTTCACTCCGCCTACACCCTCAAATCCTCCGGCATCACAGCCCAAGTCTTGCCTGCAAGATCCCGACAAATAAGGTGGCCATCGCAGCCGTCTTGATCCGCGCCTAAATGTAGAATCTCAAGGTGAAAGCCCTCCGGTAGATGCGTTTGACAACCATCTTCCGTGAGGGCTTTTGCTTGTCTAGTAGTCACTGTCGCAGATGGAAATCCGTATGGCATAAAAAAGAATTAAAATGGTTTGACGGGAGAACGGGCGCGGGTAATGTGGACTTGCCACAGGGCAAAATCAACACATCATCACTATGGAAACACGCAATTACACGCCGGGGCCTTGGCATAAAAAAGCTGGCCGCGTTCTTACGACTGAACCAGAAACGTATTCTGTGGATGGACCGCCATCTGATTTTATGTTTCTTCAAAATGAAGGCGATGCAGATTTGATTGCTGCCGCTCCAGATTTGCTGGAGGCTTTGGAGCTTTGTAATGCAATCATGGAAGCTAAGATTCGTCCTGGCGAAGATGACGCGCCTACATGGCATGATGTGATTAAGCAAACAGAAGCAGCCATTGCTAAAGCGAAAGGAGAGCAGCTATGAAATCCAAAGACGACATCTCGCCCAACCAAATCCGTTTCGCCTACTTTGGCGACTCCCTCCGCATTGTTTACGAGGTCACGCCGGACATTGACGAGGAGATTGTGGAGATTCGCCGCGCTGAGATTTACAGCGACCTTGCCCGTTCTAAGTCTGGCTGGTTGCCAATCACATCCGGCATGGATATTTTGCTTGGTTGCCTTAACTCAGACTTTAAAGAAGCAATCCGCGAATGCACATACGTCATCTCGGAAGATGGCGAGCTTATCCGTAACTCTCGCGTCAAACAAGTTCCCGTTAACCCATAACCCAACATCACACTACTATGCTCACCTGCAAAGAGATGCACAAAAGCACATACTACATTGATCCAGAACTGCACACCTGGATGCGGCATCAAGCCATCATCGAAGGCGTGACTCAGAACGACATCTTTAACGACGCCGTGAGGCAGTTTAAGGAGCGAAGTGTTGCCAACAATCAACGCCTTGCTCACGTCATGGCCACCAAGAAAACAACCGCCGTTCACCCGGCTAAGAAGGGAGGGAAGAAGTGATGAGCGCTCTACTTGCAATCGCTACACAAATGTCTGGCTATGAATACGCCGTTGTTATTTTGGCGGCTTCCGCTGGCATATCACTATTAATTTGGGTGTGTGATAGATAATTACCATGACCACCCCTCGCCAATCCATCATCGCAGGCATTGCCCTAGCCGTGCCTTTCCTCATCTTTGCTGCAATCGCTATTATCAAACACGTATGAAACGAGAATCTACCACCGATAATCGCATGTCGTTTGCACTGCGGTTTAACGACCACCAGCAGACTCTAAACGAAGCCAAGCAAGCCGAGTGCAACTACCAACCGCAACGCGCACAAGCCAAATACGGCTGGATTCCTTGGGCAGCTTTTGTCCTGGCGATGGTCGCCCTCTACGTTTTCGCTACTCACTTCAACCGCTAGTCACCACTCATTATGTCCGATCAATCTATCATCACCGCCCCTGAAACTGACATCCAAATTGCACGCGAGAACGCCGCTTTTGAGCTTCTTCAACGGCAAGCTAAGATGTTCTCGTCGTCGTCTCTTGTCCCTAAAGAGTTCATCGGCAACGTCGCCAACTGCGCTATTGGAATCAATATCGCCAAGCGTCTTGGAGCAGATCCATTTATGGTGCTGCAAAACATTGACATTATCCACGGACGCCCCAGCTTCCGCGCTACGTTCCTGATTGCAATGGTAAACGCCGCTGGCCGTTTTGAGCCGTTGCAGTTCCGCATGGAAGGCGACGAAGGCAAGCCTAACCGCTCTTGCGTGGCTTGGACGAAAAGCAAAGACGACGGTGCAACGCTGGAAGGTCCTAAGATTACCCTGGAAATGGCAAAAGCTGAGGGCTGGAGCACAAAGACGGGAAGCAAATGGATTACCATGCCAGAGCTTATGCTGCGCTACCGTGCCGCCGCGTTCTTTGCCCGCCTCTACGCGCCAGATGTGACGCTTGGACTCCAGACTGCCGAAGAGGTTCAAGACACGCTCCCGCCCCGCGATGTGACGCCATCCGCCACGACAAGTAAGCTCTTGCGTGAGGTGCCTGTGATTGAGGAAGCTCCTGCCATCACCGTAGCTCATCCGATGGTTGTATCTGAGTTCCTTTCGGAGAACGGGCTGACTTGGGATAATGTGTCTCAAATGCTGCTAGACAATGGCATCCTTGACGACGTGCGCCCCAATCTTTCCGACGTGCCGCCAGTTGAGCTTGAGCGTATCATGTCAGCCCGCGAAGCCATCCTTAAGCAGGTGAAAGGAGGGGCGAAGTGATGAGTGCGCATACACCTGGGCCTTGGGAGATTGCAGATGCAACAAACATCTTCACTAAATTAGGGGCAGCTAATGCCGCTGGCATTGAGTGCGACGCTAACGACGGATGGCTGATTGCAGATTGTTCCCCTGGTGTTTCTTTTGTGAAGGGTGAAGAAACAGAGTTAAGTTTAACTGAAACTAAGGCAAACGCCCGCCTGATCGCCGCCGCCCCTGATTTGCTGGAGGCTTTAAAGCAACTAGTGAATGCCGATGACGGTTTATCGCCAGAACTGGACGCAGCCCGCAAAGCAATCGCTAAAGCCACCCAACCATGAAAGACGAACGCTTTGGCGTCCCCTCAGCGTCAGAACTAGCCCGCCTTGTCGAATGTGCAAACTCGCACAAGGCACAGGCGGGCATTCCTGATGACAAGTCGAAGGATTCTTCCTTTGGCGATAACGTCCACGCCTTTCTAAGTGGTGACAAGCCGTGGGCCGCACTCACACCGCAAGAGCAGCAGAGCGCGGAAGCCTGCGCAGACATGGAGCAATGGCACATAGACGCCTGGAAAGAGGATGGTGAGATGACCGTCATTCGGGAGACGCGGCTTGGATTAACAGCGATGAACACGGTTGTAGAGACTGCCAAATATCCCAACGCCACGTATCAGTTCACAGGGCAGATGGATTGCCTTGTGATTCAGGGTAAGCGCGGTCTGTTGATTGACTTCAAGAGCCTACACCCTGACATTGAAGAGCCGATTGATAACGCGCAAATGATGGGCAACGCGGTGCTTGTGGCTGAATGCTACAGGCTTGAAAGCGTCAAGGTGGTAATCATCGCCCCATTTCTGCCACGGATGCCGCCTGCTATCTTTGACGATCGTGGTTTGCAGATGGCGCGTATCTGGCTAGCTCAAACGCTGGAAAACGAGCGCAACTCAACCGAAGCAGACCGCAAGCCGGGCAAGTGGTGCAAGCACTGCAAGGCTGCGCTAGATTGTCCTGCGCTCCATCATGGCGTTATTCAAGCCGTGGAGGTCGTTAACCCAATGGCCATCGCGGGGATGCCGGGAGATCAACAACGCTCCGCTATGTGGTCTATGGTGGCGAACCTGCCGCCTGAAAAGCATGAGGCGCACTACAACGGCCTAGCGATGATTAAACGCTACGTGGATGTGGTAGAATCCTCATTCAAAGCCCGCGTTGAAGCTGGCGAGATGCCCGGTTATGTGGTGCAGGAGTCCCCAGGAAACCGCGAGGTTGAATGCGCGCAGAAAGCATACGAGTTACTTGCCCCCGAGGGCGTGACGCAAGAGCAGGTGCTAGCGTGCTGTAAACCGTCTGTAACGGGCTTAGACGAGGCTCTAAGGGTGGCTAGTGGCGTGAAGAGTGTCACGGCCAAGGGCGCGGTGAAATACAACCTTACAGCCAGAGAGGCGAAGGAGAAGCTAGAGCAGATCCTTGCGCCTGTGATGATGCGAGGGAAAAACAAGACCAAGATTGTTAAAGTGAACCAGATCGAGGAATGATTATGAAACTGACACAAGAAGAAAAGCGAATCAAGATTGCAGAGGTGTGCGGGTGGACGGGTATCCGTGGGAACATTGGCTACCCAAACGCGGCTACGGAAGCGGCGGAAGTTTACTACCTAATTCCCAACTACTTCAACGATCTCAATGCCTGCCATAAAGTCTGGCAAAGCTTTACCAAAGTTCAACACGAGCAATTCAAGTGGCATCTTGTGCAGATTGTTCGTGAAGTTAAGGACTTTGACGGTCCTAAAGCATCCGTGACTTGTGCCCCTGCTTCATTGCGGGCGGAGGCTATCGGGAGAACTTTTGAAGCATGGAAAGCAGGAGAATAACCCATGCCCAAAGTCTCAACCCTAGAGCGCAAGTTCTCTCTTATCTGGCTAGCCATCAAAGGGCCAATACTCACGCCTGAGCACGTCTTTTACCCTGGCCGCAAGTGGCGCGCAGACTTTGCACATCTCCCTAGCCGCACGCTTATCGAAGTGGAAGGAGGCGCATACGGAGGCAGGCACACGCGGCCACAGGGATTCAAGGCAGATCTAGACAAATACTTCGCCGCCGCAATGGCAGGATGGCGCGTGATTCGCATTGGAGCGCATCAAATCAACGTGCAGACCTTGGAGCAAATCCGCGACCTGATAAAAGATAATAAAACATCTTGACGGTTTGACGGGAGATGCAAGAATAAGGGGCCAACAGGCATCATCACATTATGACACTTGGAAAACTACGCGAAATGACGGCACACCTGCCAGATGAAACTGAACTATGGTATGAAGATATGAACTTTGGTGGTCGTGAAAAACCCTTTGATGAAGATCATATATACCTGCCAACAAACGATATTTATCCCGAGATTCTTATTAGTTCAATGGTATGGACCGAAGTTGAGTAAATCCACAAGGTTTGTGCATCTCACACACCAAAAATAAAACCTTAGCTTATTATGAAAATTGAAATCGAAATCACAGACAGCATTACCGCCGAAATCAAAATCGGAGATCGACGCGTCAAATACGGCGCACGTAAAGGCATGTGGCAATTCATCGAAGGAGTGTCTGAGCAGGAGCTTGAAAACACCATCGAAGGCATTGTACTTTTGAAGCTGACTAACGTTCTGTCAGACATTATGCAGGGTTATTTGCCCGACGAGCAGAACGCCGATGACTGCTGCTGGGAACCTTGGGAGAAGCTTTCCAGAAAAGCGCAGGAAGAAGTTTATAACCGCATCAATCCGTAAACCACGGAGTCATCAAGATCTCCAACTAACGCAACCGGGGGCCGCGCATCCTTCACGCGGGCAACTTAAATCATCACGACAATGGATACCGAAAAAATCAAACAGATGGGCCGCGATTATTTCAAGGCGAATCCCGAGCGCTTACCATCGTATCTGGATGACAAGGCGTTTACAGAATTATGCCAGAGTCACGATTCTTTAAGGGAGGATCTTCAAGCGTCTTTATTGTGGAATGAAGGCTACAACGAAGCCTGTTACGCCGCATCCAAAGAAAGCCGCGCTATTGAGTTGCTGGGTAAACTTGTCACGGAAGTTTGGGCCTCTGAAAACAACGAGGCATGGCACCAAGCCAGCGCATTCCTGCAAGAAATCGGATGGAAACCAAAACCTTAAATCATCACACTATGTTCTACGAAGATCAACACAAGCTTGCCGCATACCTTGAGCGGCATCCAGACGCCGAATGGGAATATTGGGCTGGCAAATGGTATGGCCACGACGACGGACGCTTTAAACGCGCAAGTGAGGCGTTTAATGCAAAATATGACATCCGCCCCGTCCTGCGCTACGGCCTCCCATCTCACCTGCAATCCGAGATCCACAATCCAGACAACCTGACCGAGGAGCAAATCTGCGAGGGCGGGAAGTATCGGGCAGTTCTCAAGAGTGAATCGGCTAGCCAGCCTCACGAGTATTGTAACAAAGGCTATCAAGAGTGGCGACGTGCATTACCGGGAGATCAGTCATTTGAAAATTACCGCACTACTTACCGCCTCCCCGCCACCGTCCCCTGGCCAGATTGGGAGCTTACAAAAGCTACGCCTTGGCCTGAGTGGCCTGATCCAGAAAACGAAAAGCCAGACCCCAAAGACGCCCGCATTGCAGAGCTTGAGAAGCAGGTTTCCGAGCTTCACGAAAGCTGCAAAAACCTGCGCGAGACTTGCAGCAAGATCGCCTCCCCCTGGCGTCGCATGTCTGAGGTGCCGACTGAGGAGGATGCGGATAAGGATGGTTGCGTGCCTGTCATTGACTACACAGGAGCCATACGCATGTTAGTTATCGAAAGGTGGGCTGAAAGAAAGTTGGGAGGCTCTTTAGTTGCATGGATGCCCGCCCCCAAGTTCCACGGCTGGCCCGACCCTCTAGCCGACCTTCTCAAACAGCACGGTGTCGAGGCCACGCCTGAACTCACCGCAGCCCTTACAGCATGGAAGGGGGTGGAGAAGTGAGTGATACTCATCCATGGTCGTGCCCATTTCCAGAAGGCTGTAATTGCGGACTTTCTGAAAAGATTCAAAACGAAGCTAAGTTTACCGCCCTCCGCGCCCACGCTGAACGGCTGGCGGAGGCTTTGGAAAAAATACAGAGGCAGCTAAATCTTGATGATGAAGAAAGCTATGCTTCTGACGATCCTCAAGGTGCTATTGATTCTGCGCATGCAGACGCCAAAGCAGCCCTCACCCTCTACCGCGCCGAGAATCCAAAGGAGTAACGCCATGACCAAATCCGAATACATCAAAGAAGCATTAGGCGAAGCTCTCTGTGAGCATTCCGACCACTACAACCTATTCACCGCAGACCAGCTTCAAGACATTGCTGACGATCTGCTTGGGGCCTTTGAATGCTGGAGTCAATATTCCGGTGAAGAGTGCATCCCGAATCCACAGATTGCCGAGATTGAGAAGCTGCAAAAGAAACTTTGTATTGAGGAGTCGAAGGTGTCGTGTCCTAACTGTGGCGGTCACGGACGCATTACCTCTTACGGAGTGAGCCATACAGCCGATTCTGAATGCCCAAAATGCAGAGGGGAGGGCAAAGTAATCCGATGAACCACACTCCCGAATCACTCCTCGCCCTCACCAAGTCGCCAGAGGGCTTATACGAATTGCGCTACCAAGCCGCTTTGGCGGATGGTTATTTTGAAGTTGAAAGGCGCGGCACTAAAATTGTAGGCGTTAATCCTCGCCTATTAAAGCGAGAGCATGTGCCCTTCTACCCCACCTCCCTAGACGCCATCTTCGCCGCAGAGGAGAGGCTTGGGCTGCATAAATTGTGCAAGCACGATGCCTTGTATCAGAAATGGGAGGAATTTGCAGACGACCTTATTTGCCAGTTCACAGACTTTATCAGTGCCGCTGAATTCGCCTTTCTCCCGCCACCCCTCCGCTTAATCGTTTACATCCTCACCGCACAAGGGAAAGAACAGAACCCATGAACACTGACACCCCACCCCAGCCAGCGCAAGACCCTTGGGTTCCTCTCGCTGATGTACTCACACTTATCAACCATCCCAACTTCCATTGGTGCGTTGGTGGCCTCGAGGAGCTTAAATACATCGAACTCCGCATCGATACGCGGGACAACTGCTGTCTCGTCAAGACCCGAAACGGCAAGCAGGTGGATATGGCTAAAGTCGCGAAAGCTTTGGAGTTACCATACCTGAAAGGCATGAACGAGAATCCCGCCGTCGAAGTCCACTCAAAGGAGACGATGGACGAGGTGAGGGAGGCTTTGAAAGCAGCCGAAGAGCATCTCCGACTTTACGAGGTTCAGATTGACGGCCAGTGTGGCGGCTGCCGTAGTGATGAAGAAATGGAACAAGAAAAGCTTTGGGGTGGTGCTATTTACGCCGCTCGTTCCGCCTTCGCCAAACTCAACCCGCCTCAGTGATGAACTACACCCCCGAAGAAATAGCCGAAGCCGAACGAATCGTAAACGACATCGCAGAGCACATTGACAACCGTGAGACTCGGGCAGCTTTGCGCCAAGCTCTCTCCATCTACGCTGACAAGCTGGATGAGACGCGGGAATCAAAGCGCGCTATTCTCACTAACGCCGTGCTCTCAGAGTTGCTAACCATGCGAGAAGAGGCGGATCATGAGGCTATTGTAGCCGAACTCAACAACCGTCTCATTGACCGCACGCAAGGACTCCTGGCCATAGCCTCTAAACACCGCCGAGGCCGTTCCGCTACCTCTTTCCGCGCTGGCTGGGAGGCCGCAATGAATCATCACTCCATCCCTTCGGCCCCCGGCTTAGAACAAGCTCTCCAACAACACCTCGAATCATGACCAACAAACCGAAAGCAAGAACCAAGGAAGAAAAGATCGCCCGCGTGAAAGAAGTCATGCGGATGTCGAACGCAGGCTTTAACGCCAACTTCATCGAACGCCGGACAGGAACTGCCGTATGCAAGGCCCGCGAGTGGGCTAAGATGCTTGGTATTGAATGGACGGGCAAGCCAGAGAAGGGGGTGAAGGCATGAGTTATGAAAATAAAAGTGATAAGGCTCCGCTCCACATAATAATCTTTGGCGTGCTTTTGGTGTTTTACTGTTTTGCCTGGATCTCTGCCGAAAAGAAAACAGCCAAACGGAACCCTTGTTCCTGCATGTATTGCCGCCCCCAAAAGCCATGAAACGCACGCCCCTCAAGCGCAAGACCCCGCTCCGACGTGGCAACGTTGCCACAAAGGTTTGCCGGGGTGTACAGAACGATTCTAAGCCTCGGAAAATTAAGGTCCGGCTCGCCACCGTATCGAAGGCACGGAAGGTCCAGCTAGAGCTTTACTTTGCGGCCACCAAGGCAGCCAAAGAGGCGGACCACAGGTGCCAGCGGTGCTTTTGCGTTTCGGAAGCCCTAGACGCCCACCACCCCTACGGGCGTTCGGGTAGCTGGCTCCATCACTTCATCCTCCTTTGCCGCCCCTGTCACGAATGGGTGCATGAAAACTCCAATGAGGCGTATGCGGAGGGGTGGCTGCAACCCGAATACAAAGGCTACGTTCGGACGCAGCACAAGACGCCCTGGAGCAAAATCTACACCCCTGCACAGTGGGATGTTACGACGATCCAACAACGGGAAGGCCCAGCGGAAAAGCGAATAGCGGCCCAGCACGCCTCTGTTGATTGGCGGCAGGGCGTGAACCAAAACGCCGCGTTCCTCAACGTCTCCCCCGATGCGCTACGCCGCTACATGGAGCGGCACAACATCCCAATCCCCGACCTCAGAAAAAACAAACACATCAAAGATAAAAAAATATGAACGAGCTATTCACCATTCCAGAATCAAAGTCGCCGCGTCTCAAGTGGATGGAGGCGCATGGCATCGAGGTTAGCCACTCAGAGCTAACTGGATACATGGCATTTGGCACCGCAGAAGGAAGCGGCTTTGGCGACACTGCCGAGGAGGCTATTCTTGCCTATGCAAAAAACATTGGCATTCCCCTATGGAATGAGCTTGACCTGCCCAGGTGACCGGGTAGGGTAGTGGAGTCGAAAGTCTGCGTGGAAACAGGCTTTCAATGACGCGTTAGTGAAGCAAACGATAAAATCGCCCCTCTTATTCAGGACCGCCGCTTCACGGTTTCCATTCCTGAGTTCGAGGGGCGTCCTTCTTATTGTTATGGCTACTCCCGAAAAAGTCCCATATTGGGAACTCCTTAAACGCCCTGAATGGCAGCGTAAACGCTTGGAAATCATGCAGCGTGACAATTTCACTTGCATTGATTGCGATGATTCAGAATCCACTTTAAACGTTCATCATCGCTATTATGTGAAAGGACGTATGCCGTGGGATTATCCAGATTTTTGCCTGATTACACTTTGTTCATCTTGTCATGAAATTCAACATGACTCCGCTGATTTTAATGCATCATGGGAAAATATAACGGATGCTGTAATTGGACTTCTGAACTTTTCAAACCCATGCATTCATAACGATCTTGAGATGGTGGCTAGAATGCTTCTTCGAAAAACTTCCAGAGAGAAAGTTGCTGAAGCTTTACTTGATGGAGTGATGAGGGCTTGGGCTGAAGAAACTGACGAACCGCCTTTAGTATATACTCAGCAGGATCATTTTAAAGAGTGGGCAAAGGTTAAATACCCTAATAAGCCTAAATATTTTCAGTAACATTTAACATGACTGATTCCTCTTTAATTGCCGATTTGATCCGTAGCGGAGTTGCGCCCGAGCTTATTCAGCGCGTTGCAGAGGCTCTTGTTGAAGCGGCTAAACCGACTCAAAACACCCCGATTCAATCCTCTAATGCTATTCGTTGCGCTCGTTACCGTGAATCAAAAAAGCATGTCAAAGCATGTCAAAACCATGTCGCAAGCGTGTCTGAACATAATTCTCCCTCCCCCTCGCTCCCTCCCTCGCCCCTTTCCCCCACTCCCCCTATCCCCACACCCACCCACACACCCCCACCCACACGTGCGCGTAAGGGCCGCAGGGCTGAAGCCATTGGAGAGTTCATCCTTACCGATGCAGAGCCTTCCAAAAAAGATCCGCGATTCACTGCATTCCGTGACACGTTCATTGAAGCTTACGAGTCTTTCACATCTCAGAAATACCGCTTTCGTCCTCACGATGGAATGCAACTTTCTTCACTGCTCAAAGACAGCCCAACTCTTACCGCCATTGAATTTCGAGGTGCATTAGATTGGTGTCGAAAAGTCGCCTCAAGGGACCGCTACGCAAAAGGCTGCGTGAAGAACACCAGCAACCTAGCCGCATTCTGCACAGCCTGGAATGACATCGCTGAATATTTCCAAACTTATACAGATCCAGTTAAATGATCGAAGAACCCAAAAACCGCTTTGGCCGGAAAAGCCACGAAACCGCCACGGCTGAAGAACTGCTTGCCAGCTTTGCAGAGGCATCGGGAGATATGCCGCAAAGCAGTGAGGCAGAGGAAGGTATTATTGCTAGCATCTTCAACGACCCGCACAAACTGAGCGAGGTTCGATTGAAGCTCCAGCCGCAAGCCTTTTACAACGATAGCAACCGCCGAATCTATGAGGAGATGCTGACGATGGATCAAGAGGCTGTGGATATTGACCCGATTGTCATTGTGAACCGCCTACGCGACCAGAATGCGCTAGAATCCTGTGGAGGGGCTGCCCGAATCACTGAGCTATTTTGCTACCATGCAAGCGCGGCTGCGTTTCAATACTACCTCAAGATGATGCGCGACCGCTGGACGCTGCGCAAAGAGATCCACGGGCATCTTCTGGCTGTTAGTTTGTGCTTTCGCCATCATAAGGACAGACCCGACATGGAGGTGGAGAGCACGCTAAACGATTGCACAAGCGTGGTGCAGCTATCGAGGGATGGAATCAAGGTTGACATGAATACCTCCGCCACCCTAACGCAGTGCCTGCACGAACACATAGAGCATATGCAGGCATTGCAGGAGAAGCGCGAGACGGGCAAGATGCCGCTCATCACCACCGGATTCCCTACGCTGGATAAAAACGCAGGTGGAATGGCGATAAACGAATACTGGCTTGTAACCGGACCGACGAAAGCGGGTAAATCTATTTTAGCGGGCAATATTGTGAAACACGCCGCGAACAAGGGATGGAAGGCGAAGATTTACACGAACGAGGTTCAGCGCGTGGCTTATGCGGGGCGTTTCCTCGCCTCAGAGAGCAGCGAGTTCGATGGATCTATCGAGCGGCATGGATTTGAAAACAGGAAGCAGATGGCCGAATATAGCCGGGCAGTGAACGCGCTTTCTCGGACCATCGGGGAGAATGTGATTATTGACAACGCCGCCGGGAAATATGTGGAGGACATAGTAGCAGACATTCGCATGGAGGCAGAGAGAGGCGTGCAATTCTTTGTGGTGGATCTTATTGGTAAGCTCCGCACTCGTGTTCCATCATACAGCCGGGAGAATGAGCTAGCGGGCATCTCTGGTAAGCTCTCAGACGCCACCAAGCTCTTCAACGTGGCCCTGATGGTGGTTGCCCAGGAGAACGACGATGGAGCCGTGAGAGAGTCAAAAGCCTTAGCGATGGACTGCGAGGCATGGCTTAAGATCAAATTCGTTTACAAGGAGGCTGAGGGCAAAAGGACGTTTGGAGCCGCTGCCATGGACGCCAAAAAAGAGATTGAGCGCGACAAGCGAAACCTTGTTGTCGAGGTTGCCCGTGGATTTTCCGCTGGCGATTCTATCCCGTGCCACTTTAACGGAGCACGTTTCCTTTTGGCTGAGATGGCCAGATAACAGGCACACCTACACGCACGCATTATGAAACTGAGATCAACACCATGCCCGAAATGCAAAAAGAAAACGCTTAGTCATCCGCCTTTATCGGCGCATGATTGCAGGCGCAATCCATCGAAAGATACCAGCCGCGCTGTATGCCGTAGCTGTGGAGTTAAATTGAAAATCATTAACTCATGAACTGGCAAGCATACCTCCCCACGCCTGAGCAGATCGAGGCGGATAACGCGCTTGTGGATGCTGCGCTAGACCGCCTGACAAACTTTGTGAAAATACAGTTTGACGGGATGACGGGCGACGTGCAGAATGAGGGCGTTAAGGAAATCAAATCATCACGCATATGAAATCACTTCACTCTCCGTTTAAATTAGTGCCTGAAATTGTGGCAAATTCCACACTGGCGCTTGCTCCTTTCCGTATCGTCAAAAGGGATATTGAACACGCTGTAATTAAGATCAACGAAAGCAGCATTACTCCAAACGTAAACGCTGGATCGGACGCCGCCTTGGCTCATGCTATCCAGCTTGCTGAAACTATGCAAGCCAGCCGCGCTGGCGATGTTCTTGCTAACTTGGTTCATACGCATACTCAGCTTGGACAAATCATCGCTAATATGCAGGCGATGGCGGCAGAATAAACAAACCTTAGGGGCGCGGCTGTAACGCGCATTTCAATTATGAAAAACATCATCATCACAGACGAGGAATTAATAAGGTATTCTGACGTTTTTAGCGCAAGTATTCACAAGCTGTCTAACTTGGACGCGCGACGAGCAGCCCTTGCCGACTTCCTGAACAACCACCCTCAGGTTGCGCAGCTTCGGCCCATCGCGGAGATGCCAGAGAAGGTGCCAGAGGGGTGCGTGCGGGTGTATATGTGGATGGATCATGGAGGGTTTGGCGGGCAGCCATCCTTCATATGCCGAAAACAAGATAACTTCAGCCACTTCATCGACATCCAACTCCCTACGCCCGACCCCGATGCAGAGGAGAGACAGCAGTTTGAGGAGGCGATGAAGAAAGCTTGCCCTGATTTCAACTTTACTCTGGAGCAAGACGGGAAAACTTATCGCAGCATCAGGGTTGATGCCGCCTGGATTGCCTGGAGTGTTCGAGGCCAACTCGCAAAGAAAGGAGGCGACAAGTGAGCAACACGCCTGACACCGCAGCCGCCTTGAAGTATTGCACCGCTACTATGCCAGCGGAAGATTGGTGTGCCTACATGGCCAAGACCTGCCAGAAAATTGAAACCCAGCGCGACGAGGCCAGGGCTGAGGTGGAGAGGTTGAGGAAGCGTGAAGTTTTCGCCAAGGACATCATCACCAACTTCTTAAACTGCCTGCCCTTACGCCGCGATTGGCTAGATCCGGTGGTGGAGCAAATGGCCAAGGAGTTTTTGCAACCTGAGATCATCGGCTGGAAACCTGCCGCCACCTCCCCCGAAATCTTCGAGGCGGAGGGAAAAGAGTGGTATAGGCACACGCCAGGGGATGAGTGCCCTTGTGACATCAAACAGCAGGTAAAGTGCCTGACGAGCAAAGAAGGTGAAACTGCCACGTCTACTGCCGTCGTGTTTGGGTGGGAAGTTAAAAACCCGAACGAAACATGGTGGGGCCTCATCATCGGCTGGCGACCCGCAGACGCGCCGGAGAAACTGGAGAGGAAGTAAACAGAACAACGAACGATTATGACAACTCAAAACGCTTTAAAAGAAATAGCCTCAGCTTACGAGGCGCACAAAGCAGCCGCTCAAAAGCTGGCTACATTGACCAAACAAGCCTATCCAATCGGAACAATGGTCCGCATTAAAACCGGGCGAGGTTACACAGTCGGAACTGTGATTGATGCAGGTTGCACTTGGAGCACGCGGTATCCCGATGAAATCAGGATTCGGAATAGCCGAACGCTAAAAAGCCGGGGAGCAATCTACGCTTCGCACACCGCCATTAAAATCATTAGCTACCCTGAATCATGACACCACGTCCACCAACACACAGAGAGCCAACAGACGAGGAAATGCAATGCTTGCCGGAGGGGACGCTTGTTCTATGCACCGATGGCAAAACATGGCAATTGACCGCTAGTGCAGGCAAAAAAGCTTATTGGGGGAAAGGCCTTTTCGCCGTCCCCATCACGGGGCAGGAGGCTCCCACCCTGCATGAACCCATCACCCGCGAGGCCCTCAACAAGGCCCTGCGTGAACGGGATGAGGCGAGGGCAGAAGCACGGGAAAGCCTGCGGGATAAATTCGCGATGGCCGCAATGAGCGGATGCTACGCCGGAGAAGCTCCACAAAAACGCTCTGCTTTGGATTTTGAGGCAGATGCCGAGATGTTTTACAAGATTGCAGACGCAATGCTCGCCGCTCGGAATCAAACCGTTTAACATTATGGGACAAAAAGCTAAATCATTCAAAATCTCGCACGACCTTGCAGAAGCATCGGTGTTGAGGGCGCAATACATGGGCTATCCTTCGTGGGCGAACTATGTCAAGACGCTGATTCGGAGGGACATCGGGGGCGTTATTTGCGAGGCGCAGGATTTGAAAAGCCTCACACTCAGGCAAGAGGATGCACTTGATTTGATTTTGCATCGCACTGTTGAAAAGGCAATTTCAAGGCTGCCCGCCGAATAATCTTGACACAATTTCCATAAACCGGGTAAAATCGAGTTTCGACGCAGGATAATATGGTTGCCGACATTTTTATCACACTTGGAAGTCTTTACGCTTTCGGGCTTCTTTTATTCTGGCTGACAAGCCGCCATGAAGCGGAATTTAAAGGTAAAGAACTGCCAGAGGAGTTGAGAGACTCCCACGAAAGTATTCATAATGAATTTCTTGAGCTAAAGATCAAGAAATGGAACGAGGTTCGATGGATCGGCAATACTCCAGACGATGACGCTTACTGAGGCGTTTTATCTGGTTGCAAAGCAAGATCCGAGGAGCCAACATCACCACCAGTAAACACACGAAAAACGACACTATGACACCAGAAAACGCCAAAGCACTTCTCCCTATCATCACGGCTTATGCGGAGGGAAAAACGATTCAGGTATGCCGCAGATACACTGAATCAGAAACTTGGAGTGACATTCCTTTTCCTGATTTTAATGATGCGCCTGACCGCTACCGCATCAAACCAGAGCCAAAGCGGGTCGCAATGACAAGCGACGACTTCCCGCCTGTGTTTTGGATTCGGGATATGGATAAAGGGACAACAGACCTTTGCGACAGTATAAGTCCATCAGGGCAACTTGAATCTCGTCATCTCAAAAGCGCACCAGCGGTTTTGGAAGAGGAAAACTTCCGTTGGTCCACCGACCGCAAAACGTGGCACAGCTTCATGAAGGAGGTGCAGGAGTGATTTCTTGCATCTCGCGCAAAGGGTGACATTGTTTGGTAACAACGATCTACGATTATGCCGATGCCACGCAACCCAGGAGTGCCTGATTTCATTCAGGCCGTGGCGTTTGGCATGTCGTATGCACAGGCTTACCAGAAGCATATTTCAAAAGGAAAGTGCTCTGACATTACGGCAAACGTCAATGGATCAAAGCTCGCTAATGAGACTGATATTCAACTAGCGATTATAGAAGCTAGAAAACAAGTGGCTGAAAAGGCTGAGAAACGCTTCGATCTTAGCAAGGATAAATGGCTAGATCGGATGATGGGAATCGCTGATAAAGCCGAGGAAGCAGAGGACTTTGCAGCAGCTAAAGGGGCGTTAGCTGAGGTGGGTAAAGCCTGCGATTACTACGCTGCCATCAAGGTCGAGCATGAGCACTCTGGCACCATCGAGCACACGCACAGCTTTGACGGCGTGCTAAAGTCCATTATTGACTCTGGCTCTCCTGTGACTCGCAGACTTGAGAAAGCGCGTGAAAGGGAGGTCGAGGTGATTCCGCTTGAATCTGCGAAGAAAAAGAAATAGGCTAACGATTATGAATCGACGCAACACTGCAAAAATCCTTCTCTTACTTTTTGCTTTCACTCTTGCGGCTTGTGGCAAACCTCAAAGCTCCATCCCAGCAGGAGGCGGCCTTCTTGAAGCCTACTCTTTCGATGGCCACCTGTTTATCGTGTTTAATAGAGGAGGCATCCTTCACCATCCTGGTTGTCCATGTTTGAGCGCTAAAGTCACAAAACTATGAAAACTCTCCTCATCATCCTAGCGGCCCTTGTCGCCATTCCATCGCTAGCAGGCGAGCACGAACGCAGGCAGCTTGCCCAGCTTACCGCGTGGTGCGAGTCACAAGCTATCACCTCGATGGCTGCGACGCCTGGAGTTATCCGGCTGCGTCAGATCATCGAAAAGGGCACACTAGAGCAGAAAGAACAGGCTAGCGTGGCCTTGAAACGGCTTTACGACATGGCACGCTTGCAGGGCAGATCCGAGGCGCAGAGACGCTTTTTAGTGATGCAGCAGGAGGCTAGCGACAACGTGCAACGCTTGCGCGAAGCTGAGGTGCTTGGACGCGCTATCGGTCAGGGAATCAGAAACGGAAACTAACGCCATGCCAAAAGGAACCAAAGTTCACTCAATCTTTCAGGCCCTCGCCTCGAAATACCACGACAAAGGCAAAGCCGCACGCATCGCTCAATCGGTGACAGGCAAGAGCCTTGCGACTGGCAAAGCACCGAAGAAGAAGGGTTGACAGGCCCTCGAAACTCTCCACACTCGCCGCGTATGCACGATCCAAACCACAACCCACTAGGCTTTCCACCGCCACCCCGGAGCGCAGCCGCTCCAACTCCTCTTCGCATGACTGAGGCTGAAAACGCCGCAGGAAAGAACATCTTGGAGGAGATTTCCAAGTCTGATGATCCGGATGAAATCGCCATGCTGGCAGATGCGTATCACGGACTTATCACTGCCGCCTGCATGAGGCTTGGCATTGTCGCCCTTTCGTCGGAGAACCTGTAAACGAACCATAACTCATGAAATCCCTTTTATTCCTTCCCATCCTCGCCCTGTGCTCTTGCTCCACGCCTGCGCAGAACGCCAAGCTTGCATCTATCGGCAGCCTTGCGTTGTCCTACGCTGAGGCAAAAGGCGCTATCACTCCCGCTGATGCCGCCCTTGTGCGTGAAGCTGGCGTTATCGCTTTGGCCCCTGAGCCTGTGACCACGCTGCC